CACCGAGACCATATAGAGACTGCAAATAGGTGTGCGTGCCTGATTGCGTCCCTGTCGTTATTACACGCGTACAAACGCCAAAAATCGACGTTGTTAAATAAAAAGTATTAGCATCTATTGGCTCAACAAAATAATCAGTCCCCGTGCTTAAGCCTGTTGGCAGTGCGCCCGTGGTAAAAAGCCTTAACCGCTCGCCCCCTGTAAAGCCATGCGTTGTTTTTGTAAACACACCTGGGCTTGCGATTGTGCAAGTGAATGTTTGCGCCGTAAATCCTTGGCTCGTTACCCACAAGTCGAATAAATCCGCATAAGTGGTGCGAGACAATACAGACCCGTCAAAAACATAACCAGCGGGCGCAACAGTAGAGCTTCCAGTATAAGGGAAAATAGTGCCCACAGGAACAGCCGAGCTGGACTCATCAGGGTTTTGCAGGATAACCTTATCGAGCGTCGAGCTGTATTTAAACTGAGCAATCATGCCAGTCACTAAATTAGCTGCTCTTAATGCCGTACCGCCTATTTTTACAATAGTCTTGGCCGCTAATCCGCTTGGACTAACTGTTGGTGTAGTCGTCGTGTTATTTGCCGTGATTTTGGCAAAAAATGTCATCCCGTCAACCCATGCACTATAAGCAGGTGTATATGTTGCTGTAATAGCGTTTGCCGTGCCGCCAGCGATAGCGTGATTATAAATGCAGTTCTGCACACCTGCTTTAGTTGCCCATGCCGCCGCTCCATGTGCATTAACATCGTTGTTATGCGCGGTAATGGCATTGGTTACATATTGAAACGTAGCCAGATTTGCAGTATCAAAATTTAACGTGACAGTTGATGTATTAACCCGCTTAATCGGGAATATGATTTGCGTTTCAATCGCCTGCCCAGAGGATAAAATGGATTTTGATATTTCACAGTTTCCTGTGTACATGACAACGCCAGCATTGTCTAAAATCCTAAACTCTCGAATAGTCCAGCCGCCGATGTTATACGGCAAAACGACCTCGACATTATCAATAGTCGAGTCTAGCGGATCAACGGTTATTGAGTTGATGCTTGCTAAATGAACTTGGTGGACAATCGCGCCGTCATTGATAGACGGGGTGAAAAAAACGCCGTTATTGTCGCCTAGTGCCACTTGAGATAGCACGGTAGCCAAAGCGTTCGCTTCATTGTAGGCGTATTTCGCCGCACCTGTTGTTGTTAATAAAGAGCTGTAAATACTCATACGCTTGTGCTTAATTTAATGGTTGAAATTACTTTAATTGATGATGCTATGTGCAAGCCCACCGCTTCTACTGATTGAATTGGGTCGGTCTCTCTAATGACTATCTTCTGCCTGATTTTTATTCCGCACGCCACATAGTATTTACATGGAATCTCTGCTAATAGTGCTAGATTCAACAGCATCCGCGCTGGAATAACGGAGCGCAAAACTGGATTCATTGCGATAACCGACTCAGGCGTTACTTGGTGGTAATCAAGCGATATTCTTATTCTGCTGGTCAGAAAATAATTAGCGTCAGCCGATGCAGACGGTATTAACTTGGTCGGGTATGGGTATGATTTGTGCTGGGCTAACTGATTTAAAACCCATGCGTTAGGGAACAACAACTGCAAGTAAGTACGCAAAAAATGCAGTCCGCGCCCTTGGTTGTTGCGAGACTTCCAAGCGCGGTATAAGTAGCGCGTTGCCGTTTCCTCTCTATCACCCGCTAACAGCACAAGGCCGTCATAATTAACCGCCTTACGCACTAAATTAAGCGACCCAATGTGCGCCATGCCAAGTACGTTTGCATCAAAAACCGTTTCTGCCATCGAGTCGGTGAACAGCTTAATAAACAGATTTCTAAGCTCGTTTTCAATATCAAAATTTGACTGCCCTGCACTGTTGGCAAGTGGCTTTAAGGCAGGTAGCTTGGCATTAGGAAAATCCATGCTTAGCGATTCCCCCATCCGCCTACGGTGATGTTTTTCGTGGTCACGGTAACGGTTAGGCTGTCAGTTGAAATATAACGCCACAGTTCAGGGCGTAAATTACCAATAGGCGCGGCAATGGCTACCGTTAAATCAGCTCTACCGTCTGATAATTCAGGAATTTTAGACTTCAACAGCGCGTAAACTTCACGATAAAGCGGCTCATTGCTACCGCGTTTTGAGGCCGCCGCAGTTTCGCCGTATTCTGTCAGTATCGCGGTAATAATCTTTGCTCGCACATCGCTGGCAACATAACTGGTTGATACAACTGCCGTTATCGTGGTCGCTATTTTTGAGCGTACAGGCGTATAAAAAACAACCTTATATGAATCATCGGCATTTTTAATCGCCGTTTTGATCGCGGTTTGGGTGGCTGTTAAGCTGGTTATTACTGTCGGGGCAACGGGGGCGGCTGGGTTAGGTTCGGTCAATACGGTCTCTGTACCATCAGCCGATAAAACAGCGACAAATAACGCATTAATATTATCAACGCTTGCTGTCCGCGCAACCTCCTCAATCGACTCATTCCAAACAGACAGGAATTGCACGGTAGGGAACTGGTAACGCACTAAAAAATCGAACTCACCAAGGAAAACAGCATTGTGGTCATACACGCTAGGATATTTTGCTAAGTCGCGTAACGAGGTCATATCTATAGGATTTTGCCCACCATAAACAAGCGTGTTCATTTTTAGCGTAACCAGTGAGTCATTAACCGTTTGCGTATATTCAAAGCTAAACGGCGACTGATAAACAGGGGCAAGCTCACCCATTGAGCGATAAACAATAATAGTAATCGCCACGCCGTCAAGCGGTTGAGTGCCTACAATGTCTTTTTGCCCGAAACGCACATAAACACGCTGATTATCATCGGCTTCAACGTGATAAATACGCTCACCTGGAAATGTATTGGTGTAGCGTTCCCGATATGTGTATTCACCATCTACGTCATAAACGGATAGCGAGCTTAAAAAGCTGCCGTCGTCCGATGCTGGAATCTCAATGGCATAATAAGGAACGCTGCCCGTTACCGTGTGCGTGACGGTTTCGCTTTTTAACTGCAAAGCATCAAAGTAACCCGTTGCACCTGCGGCAATTGTTGCCGATGTTTCAGCGATATAGGCATTACCTACTGAGTCAAGCAGGGTTCTACCTGTATCAACGGTGTACGGGGTTAGGTTGTCGTTCTTTACGCTGATATTAACGCGAGCTGGATTAGCCTTACGGATAATTCCACGCATGGCAGCATCGGCAAGAATGGTAGCATCCCGCGCCTTGTCGAAAGGCTCTGTCATTGCAACTTCAATCTGTGCTGATAGCGCGGAAAGCATGGCCGCCATAGAGTCAAGGTGTTGCAATATGCGAGGATCGCCAGCGTTGTAATACGGGGCAACCGATGGGAAATTGGCGATTGAATCAGCTATTTTTTGCTGAAAATCCGATTTAGTTAGCATTATGCACCATCCACAGAAAACGCCGTACCAGCGACTTCAACAATTAAATCCATGCGATCAACACCCGATGTAACGGCGTAAATATTAGTAGTGCCACTGGGCATGATTTGCAAAACAGGCACATCACCGAGCATCTTGTTTATTTGCTCATCGGCACGACCGTCATTTTGGGCGCGTTGAAGCAGGGACTTTAAATCCTGTCCGTAATCTGAACCGAAGTAGGCGTTAGTTGGCGTTGATAGCCAATGCCCAACCATGTCCTGAATGTCTGTGCCTGTAATTTGTGTATTCATGGCACATAGTTTAATCAGTGCCTAGTCGGTTATTAGGTGGGTTTTTCCTGATTTTATTTGACAGAGTTAATTATCGGGAATATGCTTATCTCGCTTTCACCGCATTGTGGAAGTCGGGAATGCAACCCCGCAATTACAAAACGGATGCCAGCGCATCACGCGCTTTTTTTATGCCCGTCAGTTTATGATGGTCTGGCACAGGCTCACTTCGCGGTGAGGCCGCTTCTGTTTTGGCGGTAGTTGCATCCTGTGTCAGATTGTCGCCCAACGCAACACCAAGCGACAGTCTTCTTAAATCAAAACAGGAACAACAATGAAAAAGCTAATTTTATGTTTAGCGTTATTAACCGCTACACCATCAATCGCATTCGCCGATGAGTCAGTTGATTTTAACGCGGTATCGAATGAAATGCTGGGCGCATACAGTATGTACGAAAATGGCTCTACCGCTATGTTGAGTGTTGAAAACAAGTGCTGGAACTCGCTACGAAGCGTTGACATGGCGAAGGCTAAAGCCTGTGTTTCGTACACGCTTGCAGGCGGCATTATTGAGGCTACTTATGCAAGATCACAGGGAAGACAACCAACGCCAGATTACACGGGTGAGTTTACCGTACCTAGATTCACAAAAAACCTTAAAGCCGCTGGATTTTCAGCATCACAAATAGAAGAAGCAACCGATTACGTTCATGGCAACAGTAATTTAATTATTATTGGACTTGCTAACGCTGGAATGCGCTAACCTTTAAATCAAAGAGAAAAACAATGAAAAAATTAATAGTTTTACTGGGCTTGCTTGTTGCGTTTTCGGCTAGTGCCAAGGATTGTGAAAAAGAAGCTTATGATGGCGGTATGGCAGCCGTTCGAGACTGTATTGCATCTCAAAATGAAGATCAAGTAAATAAGGCTTATCAACAGTTATTGCTGGCTCACAAAGGAAGCGATGCAGCCATTCAAGCAGCTAAAGAAGCGCAAGACTCATGGGGAAAATTCAGGTTTTCCACTTGTGAGTATATTGGAGAAACAGTTAATAAGGACGAACAGGCTGGCTGTATTGATGACTTCAACAAAGCCCGCGTAAAGATGCTTAATCAGTATGCAAAACAAGCTAAAGAAAACAAATCAAAATAGCTGATTAGCTCAAGATAGTGTAAAATTATTTTTCAGTATGAAAAACGGAACTCAACACCGTAAAAGTTGAAGCACGAGTGAACCTGACATAAAAAACCCGCAAGTCGAAAGGCTTAGCGGGTTTTTTATTGCCTATCAATTTGTGACTAGATGGCTATTTATATCCCGCCAATACCGCCTTGCGCAATGTGAGCTAAAGACCTATCTGGCAAGCCCTGCCCAATATCACTAACCATGATAGGCATAGGTGTACCTCGTGAATCGCCCCCTGTTAGCGGCATAATGGTTGGTGTGGATTCGGCTATCTTTGGCACTCTAGGCATGGAAGGCATGGAAGGGGATGGGTTGCTTACTGATACCGTTTGCGGGGCTACAGATGTTGATTTTGGAGCGGCGGCGGCTATTTGTTCTGCGGTTGCCGCTGTATTTTGTTGAGATATTACGCTTAAATTTTCTTTCTCTCTACCAACGCTACCAACTAAGGTGTTTAGCTTATTATAATACCCAGCTCGTCTATTATCATGCGATCTCCAATCAAATTTAGCCCCGCTTCGTAATGTATCTTGACCATACGCCCATTTAATGTATCCCTTGCCAAGTTGTTTGGCCGCAGTTTCAGAATCGACATTTTTATTATCCATAAAATTACCTAATCCTTTGTATTGACCACTCTCCATTTCTTCTTTGGCGAATTTAGCTTGTTCGTTCAATGCTTCTTGAGAGCGAACAATATTACCTGAGCTATCTAACAAGCCTTTTTCTGCCAATCGTTTTTTTAATGCTGTAGAGCGAATACCCTGCCAACTAAAAAAACCTGTGTTAGTCGCACCATTTGCGGCATCTGTATGTGAACCAAAAACATTTTTAGGATTATAAGCATTCTCCCTGCCAACTTCCGCCGTCAACGCCTTAGCTTGATCTTCGCTAAAGCCAGCATTTGTAAACGACGAATAAACTCCTTTCATCATGTCACTTTGTTTCTCACTAACTTTAGCTACTGAGGTATTGCCTTCGCTTGCATTAGCGGAAGAAACAATAGCATTGCCTATTTTTCCTGCTACATCACCTATTCCACCAACAACAGCACTGCCTATTCCCTTAGCACTATCCCACATTTTAGCAGTGAAACCCTTAACGGTATCGGTAGCTTCTGTGGCTGATTTTTTAGCACTTTCGGCAAAATCGGTTACTGCTTGTTTAGCTTTGTCTGCTTGGTCTATTGCTGGCTGCGCTAATTCTTTTGCCTTATTGCTAACCGTATCAATTGCTGCTGGTATGTCGATACCAAACTTATCTTTCATAAAGGTTGAAAATGAGGTAAATACCTCACCAGCAAACTTCATTACTGCATCGAATTTATCCCCAACAAAGCCGAATATTGATTTTGCAAAATTGGCTACGGGTTCGAATTTTTTAATAAACCAGTCGAATGCCGACGCACCAACAGCAACAATTTGATTCCATCCAGCGGTGAGCATAGGCATGATTGCACCCGCCAACCATTCTGTAAAAGCACCCCATCCATTAATAACTGACTGACCAACTGCATTGCTTAAATCAATAAATACACCGCTGATAACGCCAAGAGCATCAATAGTAAGCTGTCCGACATTATTTATCAGGTCTATAAGTGCTTGCCCTGGGTCATTGATAACCCCCATTACAGGAGCGACAATATTCTCGCTAGTCCAGTCTACCGCTTTGTTATAGCCAGCACTTTCTTTTAACCATCCGCCGATTGAATCAACAACGGGGTCAATAAAATTCGCTTTAAGTCCCTCAAAAAATTTGCCACCATCTTTGGTAAACAAGCCCCAACCAGCTATAGCCGCTGTAGCAACACCTTGAATTAGCCCCATCAAACTAAAACCGCTATCCCCGCCACCAGAATTTTCTGAGGTATTTTTCTCGGTTTTTTTCAGCGTGGAAAATATTTTCTTTAACCAGCCAATCATCGGCTTGTCTTGTTTATTGCCACTGCCAAACAGGAATTGATAGCCTTTAGCCAATGGTTCAACGGTTTCCTGAAAAGCTTTAACCGTCGGATCAACTTCCTCTAGCCCTTGGGTATCCAATGCGGCGGTTATTCTGTCGCCTAGACCATCAAACATACCTCCTAGTCTGGACTCATTGCCGCCATCTTTGGTGTCTTTGTCTAATCCGTTGCCAGAAAATTGACCGCGTGAATTTCTGATGCGCCCGCCGCCGCCCGCACTTTCTCCCGCATCGGTAGTGCCTTCATTGTTACTTAAAAACCGACCTCTTGAGTCGCGGGCGCGGGCTTCTGAATGAGCATTTAATTCTTGGTTATCCGCTGATAATGGGGCAGGGCTTACCGATGGCGAGCTATTATCAGTCGGGGGGATATTATTTTGAGTATTTGCTGAATTAGCAGAAGGTGTGTCGCTATTTTGCAAACCTAAATTTTGAGAGCCATGATTGCCCGCTTCCCCACTGGATTCATTGCCAGTATTTCGACTGCGGTTATGCCGTGTATTGCTTTGTTGCTCGCCATTTATAGATTCTGAGTTGCTTGCTTGGGCAGGTGGGGCAGGTGGATTAACAGGGCGCGGCTGCGTATCACTAGGCTTGCTGCCCAGCATTTTTTTAATTTCCCTGACTTCCTTGAGCAATAAAGCGGTATTTTTATTAGCCCGCTTAATGTCTTGTATGGTTTCTCCAACTAAAAAGCCGTGTTCATCTTGTTGCAATGCCATCTACCCTACTCCTGACTTTCTATTTTTTTAATCCCAGTCATTTCGGAAACAGCATCATCAACTGCTTTTAAATCTGGGTATAGTCTAATATGTCCACTGGCATTTGTTAGCGCATAAGCTTCTATCGCGCTTAGCGTATAACCCTTATTCAGCGCATTTTTCTCTACTTTTTTAAAATATTCCCTTGGCACGCGCTTATGATCCACCCATAAATGTATCTAGCTGAACAAAACTCATTGTTATCTCTGCCATTGCTATTTCGCTACGCGACAATCCGATAGTAATGTTTCCAGCACGAAACAGCCCTTTTGACTGATAGCCGCCCTTGTTGGTTTCACTGGAACTAAAAGCGTGAGTTACCTTTATTTTAATTGCGTAGTCATTAGGCAATCCAACCGTGCCATCACTTGCAGAACACGCAACCGCATGGGCTTCAAACCAGCGTTTTATTGAGCCGTTCACGTCATCCAGCGTGGTAATTGACATTTCAACTGGATCGCCAGAATTAACCAGATCAACGTGGGCCGAACCGATTTGCTTCTTTTCTCCAGTTATTGTAAATGGCGAGAAATCCACGTTATAGGCATACATATTGAAGATGTCAAAATCACCTTTTAATGCGCTTGACACTTCAAGTAGCCACAGGTTTTTATAGGCAAAATCAATACCAGCGTGTTGTCGGTATCGGTTAAGGGCCTCGGCTGGCGATAATCCGCCAAGCATTGCCGTTGGGGTGTTGAAGTGGTTATTGCCAAACCTTCCACCGCCACGCGCATTTAAAAGACGCTGCCCCGCGCCTATCAGATTCCCATCCTGAATATCCTGAAAAACACTTGTGCCTGTACTGATTGCCTGTCTAGCCACCGATGGTATTGCGCTGGAAATTGACTGACCGAATCCGCCGCCTATTTTTTTCTGTACATCACTGAATAGTGACACTACTTAACTCCCTTTGATGGTTGCGCTTTATCCTGACCGTTATACTGCCCATGAACTGCGTAACTCTTATTGAGCGGGACAGGGTCATGCTTAAAAAACTTTACCTGACCTATTTTCATTCCCTCAGTCAGTATTAATTTATGAAACTGAGTGTTATTTTTTAATTCAAGCGTTACTTTTCCACTAAAACATGGGTCTATCCATCCAGCTAATTCATGCCCCAAAAAATTACGCCCTAAACTTGATTTAAGCGAGTATTCTGCACTCAACCAGCTTGGCATGTTGAGTGTTTCATGGGTACTGGCAAGTAGCACGGTATCGGGCATCATATAGCCGCTTGAATCCAATTCAAACGGTTCAGTGAGCTTGATATTTTCACCATTAACTAAATCCACTTTATCCATGCCGCCGCTTAAATCTTCAACACAGATAAACTTGTCCAGCGTTACGTCTATGCTTGTGCCGTTAATGTTTTTTCGTGGAAATTCAGTGTGGTACGGATAGCCTTGTTTTGTAACTGTAATAACCCCTAAGTCAACCAATACGCACAAATCGTTATAACTCAACAATCCGTTTGGAATAAACCAGCGTGGGTATTTTCGTTTTAACCAATTAAGAAGCGACATTTAGTTACCTTGGGTCGATGTGGCCGCGTCTCTCTATGACGCTGGTTAGTAGTGTTGACAGCTCTCTAAATGCCGCAGTGCTTTCTTTGCGGTCGTTTTGAGCCATGACAGACAGCTTTTCTATTTGATCGGTAAATTGTCTGGTTATGCGCTCAATTGTTTCAGAGTGCATTTTGTCTTTGGCTTCATGCACCTTGTCATTATCCCTAATAACCCTTTCCATTTGGTCGGCGTGGGCATTCGACTTTAAGTCGCTTGCTTTCATCATTTGCCATAAAACCAGCAAAAGTGCCACGCAAAAACCAGCAAAATACATATCCTTGTTGATAAGCGCATCAATTGCCCCAGACGGTTCGACGGTACTGGCCGCCGCCGTACTCACAAACCCAATGATAAAGAGCTTATAAAGTCTAATCTGTTTCTTCATTTTTCGAGCCTTCGTTACCTGTCATGTTGTTATTATTACCACCAAAACCACCGCTGCCATCATCCGCTGGCGGTGCTTTTGATAAATCCTCTGCATACGCACCAGCTTCTTCCTCGTCCATAAGCATCTGTCGTGACATAAACAGCTTCATAGATTCTTTTGATAGGCCTAAATCCCTTATTAATTGCATACCCTGTGCTTTCATCATTGCCGAATTAACGGCATCGCCTTCAGTTCTTTGTTTTTGAGCATCAAATGCCGCAATAGACCCGTAAAAACGGATGCGCACAGGGCAATTAATATCTGCAAATGCCACGCCATAACGTCTTATGCAGTGAACGTCTAACACCTTATGAAAGAAGGCCTTTAGCGAATGCCTGATAATTCGAGAATGCTCAGTTATTGTTGCGGAAGTAGTGCTTAATCCACCGTCACCAAACATACCTGCGCCTATTTGGTCGCTGAATCCAAGCATTGATAAATCAGGTCCGATTGCCGCTGCCGTTTGCCGCGCATAAAACATAATGTCATCGGTACTAATGGTTGCGCTTCTGCTTGATCCCATAGGCGTTATGTTGGTAACTTGCTTTTCATTGTTGACTGGGATGATATGCCTGATTAATGAATTAAATGGGGAGCCAGTGGCGATAGCGGAATCAATTATGCCCTTGGTCTTGGTAACCATTTCAACCACTGACAGCTTCATGCGATCCTGCTGGTCTTTGGTCATCGAATCCATGTTGACAGTCATATAGGCTTCGTCTATGGCATCGCGCAGCCTTTGTGCGGACATACTTGATAATCCTGAAACCAACTTATCCCAGCTTGGTTCGGCGGCATATAGAAAAGAACCGCCAACCATAGCGGGCAAAATAGGAAGGTTATCAATATCATCCTCAAGCACGGCCATTTTTAGCGACTTCTGCATAACTGATGGTTGTGGAACCCACTGTGAGCGAGGTATTTCTAGCCTAACCAATTGCTCAATGGTTAGCTTTTCGTATAGCTTAGGCCCCACATATACGCCGAAGCCAACTGTGCGGCTGCCACGCACAAACGGCTGTATCATCGGAGGCCTATACATCTCATCGGTTGATAAATCAACAACACCCGTATCGTCACAATAAACGCGGGCAAAAGCATCACCAAACACAGCCCCGACGTAGCCCATAGAAAAAGCGACCCTGTTAAATATTGTCGTTAAATCATTGATAATTTCATCGGCTATTTTGTCGAGCTGCTTGTTATCAGCGCATACAGGGGCTTTTTCGATAAACACGGATTGCCCTGTGTCCTCATCGCCGCCTAGCGCGGTAGTTACTAGCAACTTAATTGCAGTGGAGCATAGCGGGTCTGCCTCCATTAGCGACCATTTCTGATAAATCAAATCCCTTTGTCTAGCCTCACGACCGACACCGCCTAGCAAGGTTGATATGGTTGTGCCACCAAGCCCATAGCCCCAGCTATCCGCCTGAGTGATTTCTTGGGCAGGCGTGACGTTTTGCTCAATCCATGTTTTTTTAGTAATGCCGAGTGCCGTTAGAAGATTAGTCATTTTTTGAACGCATAATAGATGTTTAGCCTACATTATGAGTGATTGCGCTACGGCGGTTTAGTGGGTTTTTCCTAAATTATTGCCGCAATTAGTGCGGGTTAGTTTTTATTATTTTTAGGCTGATTGATACGGTTTTATTGGGCTTTCTGCCGCTCACTAATTAATAACTTGCGTATGTTATTAATTAGTGAAACAATGAAGTCGCGTTAAAGAGGTAATTAATTAATCAACAGGGGATAGGGTCATGACATTAAGGTATTGCTTGCTGGATATGAGCGGATATGTTTTATCCATCCATAAAAATATGTGTGCGGCAATAAAGGCACAAAGTGCTGAATGGAATAAAAACAAGACAAAAGGGATGGATGTGCAGCCAACTCCATACATGATAAGACGCGGAATGAACTTTTATTCTATAAATACATAATATGAACGAGGGCCGCGAACTCAACAAGCTGCGCCCACGCGTAGCTTTAACCTGCCAAAACCCCGATCATCCAAGCGACAAGCCTAGGGAGTACATAGGCTACGCCAGCAAGCTGAACGTTTGCTGTCTGGCTTGCCGCAATCGGGTGGCTTATTTGAAAAGAACTGGAAAATTAAAATTAGGAGTATAGATGTGACCACTCATATTGATAATGCTATTTACCCTCTTTATGAAAATGAAGAATTTGGTGATGACGGCTATACTAACAAAGAAGGGGATTTATTATTTTGCATTAGGTATTGCGAGGATGACTTAAATAATGAAGATTTGCCGTTTTTTAATGACATGATTGCGTTATCTAAGGCTATATGCCAAGAGGATTTTTCAGAGGATGCTCCATACATTAAAATCGCATTCCCCTTAAAAGCAATTATTGATAACTTAGATTTCTTACAGTGCGAGAACTCTACTCATGTAGACGCACGGCATAAGCCATTTTTTGAAAAGTTAAAATCAGAATTGCAAAGCATGATCGCAAAAATAGACAGTATTGAGTTTGTTGGAGATAACGCCGATGATTAATATTTTTGGACAGGTGATTTATGAGTAAAAAAACTTTCTTGATTTCAAAGGAAATTGAAATATCAGATTTACCAGTGGACATGAAAAAAGATATTTGTAGTGACATCATAAAAGGGTCGAGAATTGCTATATCAAGCAACCTACTTGGCGTTGTTATCTATCCCAATCCATTGGGTGAATTTTATGATGACTATATCGAAAAGACAGTTTCTTTTGATGAGATATTTTCTGAAATAGAAGATATAACGGACGATATAGGAACATTATCAACACTAAGGGATTTGTTACTTGGGTATGTATCTAAAATAGATTCAATAGTAAAAAATCAATAGGCAAAAAAAAGCCCGCTAGGAAATATCAAAACCTGCGGGCTTTTTGGTATGGTTGCAATCACACGGATAATGTGAGTGCTGGTTACGTTATTCAGCGTCCTTAGACCGTGCCTTTCAAGTACCTTTATAGGGATGTTTTGAGTGAGGACTTTTAAACTCATGGAGGTAGCAAAGCAATCATTGCGTTATCCACATAATAACCAGTTCAAAACTAGGCTTTCGGCGACCGCTTACGCAATCCTAACCGAAATCAAATTATCGGCGCATTACCGATTATTGTCAAGGTGTGCTGCCAGCATCTCAAAGGGCGGCATTACTAACACACCGTTTTTATTGTCGGGGACAAATCGGTACAGGGTATCAGGTGATAAGTTGGCTTCTGTTACCGCGTGACCGTCTTCACCTGTTATGCCAATTTCAAACAAATTTCTAATGTGCTGAATTGCAGGTTCATCACCGCCAAATATCACGGGTGGACAATAACCGTCATCGTCTTCTGGTGGGAATGTGGCGGTTGCTGTGCCGTAGGGGGTTAGTATTTTGTAATTGCCTTCATTCATTGCTACATCTTTTTTATGTTATTTATATTTGATTCAGCTAAAAAATCTTCACTTATTCTTAGCCCCAATATAATCTCACTTCCTTTGCGACCTCCATTTATTGTCATGTAAATTAATGCCTTTACGCCGTCTAAATCTCTATGAACCGCATAAGCCGATGGTAGTTGATTAATGGGGGAAACTATCACCGCAAAGCCTTTCTTTAATCGCTTGCTCTTACTATCAGGAAACGAACCGCTAATAATGTGAATATAGGTGTCTGCACGGTAAATGCTGCCTACATATTGAGATTTATCAAGCTCAGATTCCTTGATTCTTAAACCCCCCCTAATGTACCACTTATCATCACGGGTAAACTTACCCATTGGATTATCATCAACAAGGATAATTGATGATGCTAAGCGTTTAATCTCAGTCTGATACTCATTAGCCTGTTTTTTATTCGACTCGCTAATATCATTAAAAACACCGCTGGTTAGCTTTTTAGTGGCGTTCAACACTTCGCTTTCATTGCCTAAGTATTGCAGGATTAACGCCGCGTGTTCTGGATCACGCGCTACCAATTCCATAAGCTTTGACGGATCGGCTAAACGCTCAACACCCATTGAGAATACTTCGGTGGACTCTGGGTAAATCTTGCCCACATACGGGTTGATAAAATCATCCTCATAAGCAAACTCATCTTTACCGAATCCAGTTCTGCCAGATAGCTTATTTAGATGCACTGGCTTATCGCTTTTTCTACGCTTAATTAAAAACCCACGCGCCAAGTTTATCGCCAAGGCATCCAGCTCTAAATGATGTGCCAACTCATGAAACAACACCCTCTTATCGGGATTTGAGCCTAGGTCAACGCCGCCAGATAATAGGCTTGCTACATCCTTGGCATTTGCCCTTTTTGCCCCACCTAGGATAATTTCAACATCCTTGAGCTTGCCGTGTGTCAATCGGTAAAACTCAGCCATATCTGCTTTTGCTTTGTCAGTTGGATAGCCTTTTCTTGCTAGTGCAGAATAGACGTTTTTAGGCGTTTTTTGCCGCGCCACCCACTCGGTAGCTTGTTCATGGGTTATCGGTGAAACTTCCAGTAACTTATCAATGGCCTGCTTGCCTTTTTCGTGCAAATTAATACTCTTCTTTCCAATTATTTTTGCAACCATTTCAGGGGATTTTACCGATAAATCATACTCGGTAGCAGTCGATTTATAGTCCATACGGAGTGATTCATAATCCGACCACAATCTATTAAACTCATCTGTATTGCTGTTATGCTGAGCTTCTAATATTAATAGGTTTAATGCTCTTATTTTATCGTTTATACCACTAAGTTTTTTGTTGAAAATAACGCCTACTTCTGAAATAGCCCGATTTGATTCGGCAATCATAGACATAATTTCATCAAAGCTTTCGCTATCTGTAATGCCCGCTAAAATCCCCTTGCCCTGCTCAATAGCATCAATGGCAATCTGTTTTTTGTAGTCATCGGTGGCATCGACAATATAGGCCCTGTTATCATGGAAATAAGCCAGCGCATCATCAGATAGACCTAGGTGGTCCTTATTGGCGGCAATACTGTTCATGATGCGGGCAATGCCTAAGGACATCGTGGCATCGGTTTCTATATGCAATCTGTCAGTTAATCGCGTGAACGTGCTGCTATAGTCCGACGTGTCGATTAAATCAGTTATAGCCTTAGTGCCAACGGTGGTATATTTAATCAAATACTCTAAATTATCCAGCGCGTATAAGCCCGATTTAGCAACCTTAACCTGCTTGACCAGCCCAGATAGCTTAGCTGGCATAGCTTTCCATATCCTCATCAAACAGCGTATAAAATTCGCCATCATCGTTAATTAGCCACCTGTTGTTCCCTACAACAAACTCAGCCAGCGTTTCACGCCTAAACCTGCCCGCCATCACAAGGGTTTCAGCGGCATTTTTACCCGCGTATTCGGCTTTCATGGCATCATCGGATTCATCGCCGAATAAATGCCCTTTGCTTTTGAGCGCATCTTTTAACGCCCACCAGTACACGCCATAATCGCGGTAGCGTTTGGGGCTTTTGGCTAGGTAATCAGCGATGGCTTTTAGGCCGTAACTGGTAAAGTCAGATAAGCCCTTTGACTCTTTCAGATTCGCCTTTTTATCAGCAGCTTCTGCGTCTATTTCATCTTGCTGGTATTTATAATAATCACTCATTTGGTAAAACTCCTGCATTAGCGGCGGCTTTCATTATTTGGTTGGCGGCATTTAGGTTTCCAGCGAGCTTACCTGCAATAGAGGATTCTCTAGCTGGATTGGTCATGTATGTGCTGGTAATTATGCGCTTTATTGCGTAAACAATCATTTCATGGTCGGTAGCTGGGAAACCAGCATTGAGTAGTATTTTTTCAAAGACAGGGGTTAATTTGTCTATTTCAGAATCTACCAGTGCCTTAGATGCTTTTTCGATAATGCGGAAGGCATAGTTTCCACTCTTGACCATCTTATCAGCAATTTCAGGGCTTAAAAAACTGAGTTCTTTTAGCAGGTGTTCATGCACAAACGGCTCAATATCAGCAACTTTATTGACTGACTTAACCGCTTCTTCGAGTGCTGGAATGACGGGAGAGTAGTCAAAATACTTTTCCATTATGTCATCTAAAAAGCCGTATGACCTATCTTTAAAGCCAGCATCAATACCAACAAAGTCATCCTCGCCAATAGTTAATCCATGCGCCTTGGCATAGTGCATTAATGCGGCGATAATATCCAATTCCGAAATGCCGCTAACATAGGATTTTCCAGAATCAGCAAGTGTCAGCGACTTATCAACCGACACCTTTACATCATATCGGCTTGAGGTTGTGTCAACAACCTTAACAACCTTGCTTTGCTCTTTAGCTATTTTCTTTAATAGCGGCGTGGTTGCCAGCGTGTCATTAAGGATAATTGAAAAGTACGGCGGTGGTAACGTGTAACTTTTTGAGTAAAACACAAACTTTTGCGCTTTGGTGCGATACCCTGACACCTCGCTGGAATAGTCACTGTACAGCTTAACGCCTGATTCAGTGGCATACGCTTGAGTATCTTCGAGTTTTGCCGCCCGTTTGCACATATCGGTATAGCCGTTGTCATCGGGAAGAATTACTTTGACGCTGGCAATGTTAGCGGCATGTAGTCGGAAATTATTACTACTTGCCATACCGCCTTTCTTAAAGTCATAGACATAAATAACATTGGCATAATCTTTTGATACCTCTGTCACGATATTAAAACTTGGGGCTTCCTCGGTATCATCTGCATCTAAAACAAATGCACCAACAACAATAGGAATACCCGCTAAAATAACGCCCGTACCGTTAGCAATCGCTCTGGCAATACTAGCAGGGAACGCGCCCTTATCAGCGGCTTGCGTTTCAACGGCTTTAACCGATGATTCAATCATGCCCTCAGCCATCGTTTTGTTGTCTTGCCACTGGGTAGCGATAGGGCCGCCGCTGGTGATGTCATAACGGATATAATCATATCCTTTAAGTATCTCTAAAAATGACTTGCCTTTGGTATTATACGACCAATTCTTGACCTCTCTAACAATTATTCCCGCGCCAATTGCGTCGGGATAACTTTTATCAATCTCGCCGCTATAATCAATCTTGAAAAAATCACAGCTACCGTCTATTTTTTCCTCTAGCACTCTAATCGAATCATTCAGATCAGACAATGCAGAAGCATTTTTAATCTTGGCGGTTTCTGTTTTGGCTTCACGCTTCTTTATTTTATCGCGTGCCAACGTAAGGTTATTCAAGTCATTCAACGCCGCCTGAACGTAAGCAACCGCTGTGGGATTAGCCTGTAGCCATTCTGTTTGCTTGGCAATCGTGGTTAAGTTAATCAACTGACGTTCACGGGTGCTTTTTGCCCGTGCTTCGGCTTCTTTGGCTTGCAGGTTTTCTTGATAGCGTTCCATAGCATCTTTATCGCCTACGCTTTCCATTAACGCTTCCATCTGTTCACGCGACATACCGCCTTGAACATCAATCTTGTTAGTGGATTGGTCGGACATTAAACTGCCTATCCAGTCACCTTTGCGCTCTACCATTGACCGTTTTTGTTTGTCAAAAGTACCATCGGCATCGTAGAAAAAGATATTAACTTTTGCGGTACGATTGCCTTGACGTTGACCGCGCCCGTTACGTTGCTGCAAACTGTCAGGAGTCCAGCCGATTGTTAAATGGTGGATTGCCTGTGTGCCTATTTGCAGGTTAATACCCACTTCGGCTTTTTTGTTGGCAAGGATAATCTGATATTTGTTATCGTCACCATCGGCATTGAAGCCGTTTTGAACATCGAGGATATCATCGGCCTCATTATTGGTTTTGCCCGTCACAGTGGCTATTTTGGACGCTGGAATGCCGCACTTTTGCGTTAATAAGCGGCGTATTTTGTTATGGGTTGCCAGTATGTCACAAAAGATAATCTGCTTAACAACCGATGATTTTTTAACGGTATCGCCGTCTTTAACCATACCACGTGGGTTCATGATCTCTTTACTGACATTATCCAGCAACGCGGCGATTTTAGGCGGTATCGTGCAGTTAAGCGTTAGTCCTTCCGTGTCCGCCAAGTCCTCAAACGCGGTAATCTCTAGTGTTTCCATTGTGTCAATAACAATGCGTGTGTCACTGTCGATAAGATAGGACTCAATGTTTAATTCAATCCATTCTTTAATCGTACCCGTTACCTCATCGGTCTTTGAGATGTTATCAGTAATTGCCCCGTCTCGAGTGTAAGGGTTCATGCGAGGCCTAACAGATTTGATTTTCTTGCTATTGAACTTTTCAATCACCTGCTTAGCAAGTGCCAGTTGTTCTTTTGGAAAAGTAAAGAACGTAGCGCGATCATCTAGTTCGCTATCCATTACTAACAATTCCATGTTTTTAAGCAAGTTGAACGGGTGTGCCATTAACTCAACGGTTAAATCAAACTTTTCCATTGTCCTGACAAATGCTTGTTGATCGCCACGGTTTTTACTGGGGTCATTTTTTGCGGTGTTTAATGAATCAATCGCATAACGAAACGCGCCCTTGTAATCCTTGAGCATATCAATAATGTCATCACCCAACTGTAAATCTTGTATGGCGGTATCGGCTTCAGGAACAATAATCTGATCGCCCACATCCTTGGCAGTTTTAATCACACAGGTATTTTTAATCGAATTGCGTAACATCGCTACGTTATCCAAGCCCTTGAATACTGATATTACCCGCTCGATACCATCAATACTAACGTCTTCCTCATCTTCACGGGTACAAACGATTTCAAGGAAACTATCCGCCCCAGCCGCGCCCATCATGAGGTTATTAACCTTATCCTGACCGACTGACAAAGAAAGCATTGAGTAAACTTCTAACGGGCTATTAGTTATCGGTGTCGCAGTGAGCAACAGCACGCCGTCATTAAGCGGTGTTTTTCCGCGAATAACCCACAGCTTAGCCTGTGCATCAATAGCCCGTTTAGCGGCTTTTGGCATGGACAAATATTTAGCTTCTTTGGTGTTGGTAGCGGTTGACGCGTTTTTAAGTAAATGCGCCTCGTCAATAACAATTGAGTCAATGCCTAGGTCTTCCAAGTTTGGCACATTCGACTTTTTATCATTCAAAACCGTAGTGATTTGCGTTAAAAAATACTTAACCTTTTCATCGGTCTTTTTATCGCCTGTCAGTTGAATACTGTCATCGTTACGGCGCAAGTAGTCGTAATATCCCTCAACACTTTCAACCTTAAGCCTAATCATCTGGAACGCTTCATAGGTCATGAATATCTTGCTATGATTGTTTTCCATAATGCGGCTTAAATCAACAGCGTATTCGCTGGATTTAACAGACTCATTGCCGTCTTTATCAGCACGCAAGCCGATAAACAGCGTGTTATCCATTGATTCATACGCCTTGCCCGCCTCTTTTTTCCAGTTGGATAAGGTGCTGCTTGGCACTACGAACAGGGTTTTGCTTTTAACGCCCATGTTGTGAGCATATTGGACGGCGGCTAATGCAGTGAAAGTGTTGTGAGTGACAACAAAGTCATCGGTAACATAAAGATGGTCGGGTGCATCAACTGAGATACATTGAGCAGGTTTATTGCCGATTGATTTAACTTTTTTGATGTAACGGATAGGCGAATACTTAGTTTTTGGCAAAACTTTATCGCGCTTTCTTTGGCAGTAGAACGGGTTAATATCGCCGCTTAATTTCAGTGAAACAGTGTAGTGCAAGGCACAATAAACACGCTTGCCATCAATATCAACGTAGGACGGTAATTTTTCTGTTATGGTCGCATTGCCGCCCAAACTTTGAGCGATAAATACCACGCCATCGGCTAACTGTTTTGATGAGCTTGAAAATTGTACCGTGATACCGTCTTTTGAAACGTAGCCGTCTGTGTCCATTAATCCGCGTAGCAGTTCAATTCTATCGTCTACACTTGATAGCAGGTAATCAGTTGGAATGAATTTAGTTAGCGAGCTTGCACCATCTAAGCCATAGTCATTTAATGCTTGTCTTACGCTGTTTTTAACGCAACTAGATAACTTTGCTATTCCGTAACGGGTGCAATGCGTTTCTTTGTTGTTTTTATTGGTGTTTAGTGAAACATCATCAGGTAATAACCCGCTTAACTTTTCAGCAATATCCAAATCATCATTGCAAATTGTTAGTGAGATAGATTTATGCGTTATATTACCATCACCAAGTATAACGCCTAGCGCGTACGGGTGAATTAGCAATTCACCGCGACTAGAGAACTCAACGGGTTCAACCATAGGAATTGAATAATTAACCGTGCCATTATGCGGCAAGAAAAGGGATTGCCTAATCTCATTAAGGCTCTTAACTTGGTAGCCCATACGCCCATCTTTTGGGAACGGTATCAAGCCTTTTTTAACCTTGCCTATGTAGTTTCTATCAACTTGCGTTCTAACTGCCCACAAGTGTTCATCGCAACATTCACTTTTTGCGCCATCATTAAAAGTGACTTCAAAAATCTCTTTTTCGCCTTGCGGATAAACGCCTGTAACTTTCGTAGGTTTGCCATTAGATCCGATAACGTAATCACCAACCTTAATGTCACCCATTAATACCCATCCATTAGGCGTTAGAATCTTTGCATCTAACGGATTTGCTTTACCTAGTCCGACATCAAACCCATTGACACCCTTAAATTCCCGCGACATTTGACGCACGAATGAGCATTGATAACCATGTAGCTTAAGTGCTGGATTCATGCCTGCAATGTTTAATTCAGCTTCATCATCAATAGGTCTAAATTGTAGCTTGCTTGCATCGGTAGATTGCTGATTTAACCGCGCTTGAATATCAGGACGCGCCTTAACCCATGAATCAAATTGCGTATTTGCAGTAACTGCCATTTTGCGCAATTCTCGCAGGGCTTCAATGTCACTTAAGTTATCGAACTTTGTACCGCCTGTACTTAGAGTACGCTTAACAAGGTAATCACCGAACCGCTTATTAAGCTTGTCCTGATCGCTTAACTTGCTACCGTTAATTTCAATATCAACAACTTTTTGCCCTTTGTCATTAACAACAATCATTGCATCGGGGTGTACGAACTGCTTAACAAACTCCAGTTTTTCTTCTGCGGTCACATAGGGACTAAACAAGGTAAAGTTCATTTGCGTTACATCTATGGTGTCAACGCGCTTTAAGGCCTCTGCACGTTGCCATGACAGCTTACCGATTAACTCATCATTGCCCTGTGCTTTTTCAATATCAGCATCTAACTTGGTTAAAAAATCAGCCAAGTTACCGACAAAATAATCATCTGCTTTGATGATGCTTTTCCCGTCACCCGATACACAGTAATCTGTACTTTCAAACTCGTTAAAATCATCACCTAACGCGACCTTGGCATCATCAAGGCTAATCCATTTTGACTTAGCCTTGTACATCATGCCTTCAAAAGATTTATCAGCGTCAGTGGCCTTTAATTCAATTGATGACACCTCGCCACGCCAATACTTGGTAAAGCCAGTTTTCATATCGTACTGGTTGCGCACCGATTTAAGCGCATCCTTGACCGAACTGCCAAGGCTTGATTTTGGGCTTTTTGCCAGCTTAGCGATAACCTGAATTTCAGTGGATAGCGCGGGATACTCTTCAAGGTAATTGAAGCCGCGTGTACCAACATGCTGCCCAATGGCTTGCTGCATGGACATTGCCACAACGGTTGCCTGCCAGTATTTTTCCTGCTCGCCATCGTCTAAACTGGATTTAATCTGACTGGTAACTCCGCGCAACCATGCTGGAATATCCAAGCCGCGTGATGTGTTGCGCATGAACTCAGATACAGCATCAACATCTTGCCATGAAACCTTGCTTTCAAACGCCGCGTAGGGTGTGTCGCACTTGGACATAACCTGACTAGCAAAATTACTATCCTCATTATGTGGTAACGCTTCCCATGTGCCGTTTTTATAGCGCAATGTTTGACCTGACTGAATAACTGTATCGCCATTTTTATAAACAATAGGGTCGGTTTCAGTGGTATTAAGCAATGCCCAATCAATGCGTGAAGTCGGGAACTTTTTAAGCATCTTTGCCAGGTCTGGCATGGTTGCACTATTGGTTACGCGGTCGCGCCCCTCTGGGCTTAAATGGTGGGCATTAGGGTCTTTAGCGATAAAGTCGCCCAGTATAAAACGCTCATTCGCGCCTTTGTACCAGTGGCCATCTAGGAACGTGTCCCATTGCACTTTTGCATCAATCAGGGTTTGCGGGGATTGCTCGCGCACTTCGGCAATCTTTTCAGACGCTTCTTTGCTGAATTTGCGGAATACAATAACGTCCGTCATGGTATCAGCCGCCGCCGTGCCGAACACCTCATTAGGCAAGCGATACGCACCTAAGAACTCGGCCATTAAAGAGGCTTTTTGTCGCACTGATACGCTTTTGGCATCCAAGCCAGTGACTACGGACGGGGGGACGATAAACGCGGCCAAGCCACGCGGTTTAAGCTTTTCCAGCGAGCGCAAAATGAAATAGCCCTGTAGGGTTTCTTTTTGGTATTTTGGATCGTGCATAAAGTTATCGCCACGCGCCGATAATTCGCCGAATGGTACGTTCGTCACTACCGCATCATAAATTTCATCGGGGTTTGCTGCTGCCACCTTTTCAAACGGGGCAATCGTTGTGCTGTAAAACTCGTTATCATTAACAAGCTTTTGTACCATGCCGCTGGTTTCCGACAATTCCACCGCGTCAATAACTGAGTTTTTGGGGCTTGTTGCTCCAAAAATACCAGTACCACCACACGGGTCGAGTACCTTACCACCACTAAAGCCAAGCTCAGACAATAATGCCCACATACCTTCGGCTATAGGCGTAGGGGTGTAGTATTCGTATTGGCTACCTTTCATGCCGTCCGCGCCTGTCAATGCCCCGCCTTGACCTGAATACTTGGCCAATACAGCTTTATCAGCATCGGTTACTTGATAATTTTCGTTTTTAACCTTGGCAAGTATTAACTCAGCGGCAGCGTTCGCGGCTTTGCGCTGCTTAGGCGTGCGCTTATCGTCATACTCGTACAGGTGTGCGGTTGATACGCGCTCAATTTCAAGGGATTCAATCAATAGGTTTTTGAGTAAATCAAAGGCATCAAGCCCAGATTTAACAGACAGAACAGCGGTTTTTAGCGTTTGGGTATTCATAACTAGCCTCGTGTGTAATTGAGGCTAGTTTATAGGGGTGTTAGCGGGTGTTTTATTGGGTTTTTACAGTGTTGATATGCTTCTCAATTACAATCCCTATGTGAGCTACCACGCTAGGACATAGACCACCACCTTTCGGTAAAAAATACCCGCCTTTAGGTGAGAAAATTGACCGCATGGATTGAACTATAAAAGAGCTGTCTCCATCGCTTTGCCATATCGCGCTTATCAAGCGGGTAACGCACATGACCCACTCATGTGACTCCAAGTGCGAACAGTTGATAAATATCTCATAGGGCTTTCCATTGAGATTATTAATGGTTATGTACATAGCACACTCTAAACCAGTTGGCTTAATTTTGTAGGTGTAGCCCTGTAGCACATCTTCGCGGTCTGGCTTTGGGACGGCAATAACGACCACTTCTTTTTTATCGCCTGCCACCGCATAGCCTGTAATTTTTTTAGTTATTGCCTTAGTCATTTTTTGCCGCCTTTATAGGCTTTTTTATTCAAATGTTCCCAGTGCTTCTTTGGCTTTTTCTTTAATTCGATTGGCTTAATATCACAATAGTGATGTCTTAAAAAAAAGGTTGTTTTTGGATATTGCTGATAAGGGAATCCATTAGCTATGCTCATTCTTTACCACCTTGATAGTGTGCGTTAGTAGTGGGCATTCAGCGTGCCTTGTATCTGCATCAACATTGTCCTTAATAGGCAAGTCCTTATCTAAGTAACAATAATACAAATACCCATTGGTTTCATGAGAAAAAGGGCATTTATGACACCCGCTGGAAACTATTACTTTTTCTGGCAATTCACTCATGATTGCACCTCTGAAACCGATATTGTTAATTCAATTGCAATATTGGCACGGCTGCTATTGCTTTTTATGCCGCTAATGTTGTTTAGCTTGCCGCACCATTCTTGGCAGTCTTCTTTATCAGCCCACAATTGTTCGCCTAAAAATCCTTTTAATGGGTTTTTAGCTTCACATTTTTCTCTGATTATGTACAGGGTGATTGATGATGGGTTTTGCATTTTTGAAATCCTTAAGCGTGGATAAAAGTGATAAGCGTATGGTGTTGTGGCAATACTTGCTTAAGGCACTTTAACGCGGGTAATTAATCCGCGTACAGCCACAACGAGGTAAATTATAACATCAATCCGTAGAATAAATAACGCACTTATTGGTTAAATTCCCCACCAATGAGGCTGGGTGAGTTGCCGACGGTGATAAATTAACCGATATATCAGACCAAAAAACAAACGCATTATTATCTGGACTCCAAGCTCTGTGAAGGTAAGTATTGGCAGAATTAACAACAAATGATACCTGCTCCTGTATCGACTGACAGACACCATAAACTGAAATAGATTCAATGCTGGCAATGGCTATACTATCCTGTCCCTGCCACGATAACCCTGCGGCATTAACAACAATAGAGCCTACCGCGCCGCAATAATTATCCTGTACTGAAATACCTATGGCATTAATGATAATGCCAGTCGAAAGCCCTATTGCCTTTGCGCTCTGAGATTGCTCAGACTTACCTATAGCATTAACAGCAGTGTACGAAACAGAACTAATAGCACGCGAAAACTGAGATTGTTCAGACTTGCCTACGCCACTTACAATAATTCCTAATGATGATCCTATTGCTTTTGTGCTTTGATACTGCTCAGACAGGGCCGTAGCATTAACGATAATAGATGAAACTGTGCCTATTGCTTTTGTGCTTTGCGCTTGAATAGAACTGCCTACGACACCAGATAATGCAATTGTACCAATTGCGGTAGTCGATTGCGCCTGCTCAGATTGCCCAGCACTATTAACGCCTAAAAATGCAACCGATGCTAATGCTTTTGATACCTGACTTTGTGCCGAATAACCAATGCCGTTTACATTCGCAAAGATAACAGAGGCTACCGCGCTTAAGCCCTGTGTTTGTTCTGATTTTCCTATGCCATTGATGGCTAATGACGCAACATTAGGAGAGGCTTGTGTACTTTGTTGCTGTAAGCTGTTACCAACACCGTTGCAATTAACCAAGCCTGTGGCATAAGTAGATTGTAATTGCGTGCTATATCCTATTCCACTACTTCCTGCCAATGATACCGTGCCAATTGCGCTGGCTACCTGAGATTGATTACTTTGACCTGTGCCATTAATCGCAAGGAATGATAATGAACCTACGGCGGTAATATTTTGGGCTTGATTACTGCTACCTATTCCGCTAATAGTGGCAAAGGAAACGCTGCCAACAGCCTGCGTAACTTGCTTCTGACTGCTCGCTGAAATACCACTAACGCCTGAAAAGCTAACCGATGGAACGGCTCGCGTATCTTGCTGCTGCCAGCTCTGCCCTGTACAAAAAACACTTAATGTTGCTATTGAAGCTATAGCACTGGAGGCGTGCCGCTGATTGCTTACCGCAATGCCGTTAAGCATTAAATTAGCAACAGAGCCAACCGCGTTTACTAATTGACCCTGCTCTGATTTTGCTACGCCATTAACCGTAGCAAATGACAATGAGCCTACGGCATAAGATGCTTGTTGTTGAACACTGCCCGCAATGCAGTTAATTGTTAAATTAGCAACAGAACTTACAGCACTAGACGATTGTTTTTGCTCTGACTTTGCTACGCCATTAACGGCAATAGATGAAACGGTGGCAACAGCACTAGATAATTGACTCTGAACGCTTAATACTGAACCATTAACACTAATAGGACCGCTGGATGGTAATGATGGAACAAAGGTTTTATATGGTTTAAAAACCTGCCACGGATTAGCTGAAATGCTTTTAATTTCAGATAACGATAGCTCTCTATTCCATACTAAAACTAAATCCAGTTCACTTTGGCAATACTCGCTAGCATGTCCGAAGCCAATATCAAAAGTTCGTGCAGTCCACGTTCCGCTAATAATGCCCGTTGGAGTTTGAACCACCCCATCTATATAAGCTTTACCGACCGTACCGTTTTTTGTAATAACAATGGTTTGCGGTTTTCCCGCAACAACTGAACCTGTCGCAGAAAATTGTCTATCCGCATCAGATAATGTACTTCCCCATATCTGCTTATTGGTCAGATTAGATGGTGCGTAGACTGTAAAGTCATCGCCCATTCCAAAAAGTGACTGTGCATTTTGATCAACAGCTTTGTAATTCTGAATAACAAGAACAGTAAAGTTCTCGCTATTTATTGGGGTATTAGATTTTGATAATCGATAGGCTGCATTAGCGAATAACTTGCCATGCAAGCCATTTGAGGACGATGGAGTTGCGGCTGTACCTGTTAATACCGCTAATTCACCGTTCACGGCATTTCTAACAATGCCGTTTTGCAGGTTTACAGCAACTAAAAGTCCTCTGCCTAGTCCTGTAGTAATAGTGTTTACATAGGCTTTAGGTTGTATACGCCGTTTATTATTAACGGGAAACATAATTAGGCGTTAGTGAAAGTGATTGCTCTATAAGATACTACACAACCTGTGCCTAATGCCGCCCCACTGTTGTTTCTAATGACTACGCTAAATGCGTCTGGTAATGCCCCATTGCACAATTCACTTAGCTTAAACAACTTCTGAATGCGTTGAGAAGTAATGACATAAGGCACGGCAATAGGCCCCAACATGCTGTTTGGGTCTGACATTGATGCTATCCCCTCTGTCCCTGTCGGTAATGTAGTTGTGCCGAAGTTGCCGCCGCAAAGCCACGTTGTACCGCCGTCTGTAGACATCCAAGGCACAATATATACATAAACAGCTTGATCGTTAGCAGGCGCGGTTGCTGCTGTTGACAAGTCTACGGTTATCTCATAATCGACTGCAAACGTACCTACAGCAATATTACTCACTCTAGCCGATTGCCAGCCCGCATAAGGTGCGGTCGTGTCAATGGCTAAAGACTGCAAGTTGGTCACAGTCAGTACAGTATATGTACCATAGGCTTGATTGACTGTGGTCATGGCAATAATCCCCAAATATCAGATAATTCTTGTATGCCGATTACCCCCTGAACAGTATAAATAACAGCTGTTACTGGCCCTGTTGTTGCTGGCGCATTAGCAAACAATATTTCAAGGCGTGATGATAATCGTGTACAAGCATTCAAAACAGTAACACCGCCAGCACCACCTGCACTAAGATTAGCTCCTAATGTGCCAGATGGTAAAGCAATAACAGCGTCTCTCAAACCTGCTCTGATACCTGCTTTAGACGCATCAATAAATTCTCTTCCACTAATAATATTTTGGAAGTTGAATTGTTTGATACCAATAATAAGCGCACGATTAGTTTGTATAGCTGTGCCGTCTGTAGTGTCTGTTGGCGTGTAAGCCGTCCATGTCACTGCATCAATAATTGCATTACTAGGGGTTACTGTGTTCCACCCAATAACAGGTGTTACAGGTTTCCCGTTGTAATAATCAGCGATGACTTGCCAGTTTTCGGTTGCTATTGCCTCCTGAAGCGGTTGCCCTGCTTGTGATAGTGCAACCATATCTACCCTAAGTGCTGCTCTTTGCGTGCTATTTAACATTACTACTCTCAACCATGTGTATAGATTAACTTGCCGTCTGCAATCGATTAATAATCAGTTGCTTGGTAAATTTTCATTATTTATCAACTTTAACAGTCATTTGACCAATAGCAATCGAAAAGGTGTTGGTGTTAAGTACAGATTGCGCAACGGTAAAGCCGCCGTACCGTATTAAGTTACCAACAGTCGCGGCATCGTAAAGTGCAAAACCCCAGATTTTTTCGGGGTCAGTTGTCCAGTTGGCGTTGGCCTGCGTCCAATTGATCGCTCCGTTATTAGACGTTGTTCCAGTTGTGCCGCTTGAAGCTGTCGTTGTGCCTGCGCCTTGTGTGCCTGCCCACGCCGCCAAAGTCCCAGCAACCGCTACCCTAGCATACGCACCGCCAGATACCTCATTCATGGCAGTGTTAGCTGCCAGTGCCGCTGATTGCTCAGTCAAAACTGCCGTGCCATCGGTAATCGCTTCATCTGTTACACCCAAATAAGATGGCGCACCAGCGGCTGTTGTACCCCCTGTTGTTACCTTGTAAAGATGATTGGCTCCATCGGCTGTTACAACACACACGGTATCATTCAAAGCATACAGTGTTGAACGCGCTACCGTGCCTTTTGTACATTTAAGCAATGCCACATAGAGGTTAGACACAGGTGTATAAGCTTGTCCGCGCAATTGCGCATCAATAAGTCTGTTTTTTTCGTAATTTGATATAGCTGTCATGTTAATAAATTCCTAGGTTAAAAATGTATGATTGTGTTGTTGTTAAATCGCCGTGCAAATAAAACCCAACTAGCGTATCAGTTGCCAAGACAAAGCCGTCTGTCGCTACCTGCAATGGGGTTCCTGTTCTTGTAAGTGTTTTTATCACCGTGCCATCTGGCTTTTTTATATCCAGAGTGGCAATGGTTGTTTCGAGTGATGTGCCGAAAGCTGCTGTAAATACGGTATAAGTTCCAGCGGGGAGCATAAACTCATCGACCAACAATGGTGAGACACCAGCAACCCCACGATTTAAGGCGCGGCTGTTGTAATAATTACCCGCATCACCCTTGTCGCCTTTGTCACCTTTTATGCCAATATTAACCTGTGCCATTACAACGGTTTTTCCTCCGTCTGGAGCTTGAACTAAAAACTTGCTCATTGAGTAATTGACCTCACTACGTTAATTGTCGCTGTCTCTGTGTGCCTTACCACGCCACCTACAATTTCCTTTAAATCCCAGCTAAGCAAGCCAATTGGCCAGCTACCAGTTCCGTCAGTTGCCGTAATCGTAAACGTGCCAGCGGGCGAACTTAAAACTGCTATCGTCAAAGTGGCTACCAATTTATCACCCTTTTCTCTAACTTGAGAGGTTAGCGTAACGCCCGATAGTGACTTTGGCGTTACGCCGTCATTCTCAAGATACTGGCAAGTCAAAACAAATGTTTCACCCCTTTTTATCTCGATAGTTTCTGGCATTACTAAGCGACTCCCTCAATTTCAGCCAAGTCTGCACATTTGATGCAGGCGGCTTTTAATGCCGCATCAAGCAGGCTATCACCACTTATCACCTCACGGCTTAGTCGGTCTACCTCGGCTTTAATCTTTGTGAATACGCCAATTGCACCTAGGGCATCGTGTATGCCGTTGGCTATTTGCTGAAATAGGTTTTGCTCTGCTTCGGGAACCGATACCGACTCACCTAGCTTCTTAAGGCATACGATTACCTCGCTTTGCGATGATCTTTTGTCCGAAAAAGTAAGTTTTCCACTGGCGATTTTAGATAAGTTATCGGCAATAGTTTTTTGTAATGCTCTTTTTTCACTAAATGACAATGCCATGACTTATGCCGCCTTTTTCAGTAGTTCGGTTAGTAAATCGGCCAGCTCATTAAGCTGTGTGTCGTATTGCTCCATGAGTCCAGCGGCTTCTAATTTTCCAGCCAGTTCATCTAACTTGTCATTGAATACCGTGTAGTCGGTTTCACCCCGCAACGCTTCAATATCGGCATCGAATGAGTTTACAGGCGTTTCGACTACTGGCAACTCTGGTTGTGGCTCTGGTGTTGGTGTTGGTGTAGGTTCTGGCATATTAGCCCTCTTGTTTTCCAGGTCATAAGCAAGCTGACTGGCAGTTTTAATCTCAGTGCCTAACAGAAGGTTAGTTGAGTAAATGGCATTATCGGTCAACTGTCTTTGCCATGCGCTGTTAGTTGGCGACCACTTAAAGCCGCTTGATTTTAGCTTGGCAATCATCTCTCTATCTGGCTTGGTGTCGAAATTAACTCGTAGCCTGTCATCGCCATAATCAAGGTCAACCGTGCCGCCGTCAAAGTCGTAGCTAGTTTCACGATCACCGCTTGCCGCCATTGATGCTGATAATTCACGTTTTTTAAGTTCATCAATACGGTTTTTGGTGTTTTTGATGGTGGCGTTGTTGTTGGTTAGCTCGTAAGCCGCATAGCCGTTAGCCATCCCATCCTTCCATCGCTCTGAAATATCCAGCTTAGATGCTTCCGCACCAAAGCCCGCGTCAGTCAACTTAGCGCGTTTTTGGTCATCGCTTAGCGTTTTGCTTTTGATGATTTTATTAACGGCTTTCATGCGGTCCTGCATTCCCTGCAATCGGCTTAGCTTAAGTTCTTGCTGTTGGATTTCAGTTAGCGGTTTGGCGGGTTCTACTGCTGCCGCTGGCACTACCGTTACCGCTGGTTTTGTTTTCCAATCAGGAAAATCACCCTCAACAACTTCCGATTCAACAAATGAGGCATAAGCGTCATCAATCTGGCTTTTAATCTTGCCGATCTCGTCGGTCATGATGTTTTCAGGCGGACGGACAGCACTGCCCTTGCTGTTAATGCTGATTGCCGCCTCGCCATTGTCGTTAATTTCAACATAGCCAACCACACCCCCATCTTTAGTGCCAAATTGACCGACCACGCCATTTAAGACTGAATCAAAGATACTTTCACTAACAGCACCGTTAAAATCGCCCCATGACACTACACCATCATGCTGTTTGATTATTTTCTCGATAATCCACGCGGTTCTGGTTTTTTCTGATACTTGGTCAATATCAAGGGTTTCTTTTTCGTCGTCGTCATCATTGACGGCTTCAAACATTGAGTAAAACTCAAATGGTATGGGTATGCTCTCAGAACCCTCAGTGAACGCCACCAATTCATAAGCCTGTCTGAGTTTTTCAGGCGTTATGTTTTTGTTCTTTGTTAATCCAGCATAAACATCCGTTTCGTCAAGTTCGCTATCAATGCCAAAATAATCACCTACCAACAGCATTAAATCGGTATCTCTATGTCCGTCAATAATAGCTTTTTTGACTTCTTCGTCTGACATTGTAGGCGTGGTTTTATCCATTTCAGGATAAACAGCCGATTGCTTACTTAAAAACTCATCCACAACAGGCTTAATCACATTAGCCACGAATGCTTTAACGTCCAAGTCGAAAGGTAGCGCAAAACCCCATGATTTAAGGTCTTCTAGGGTTTTGGTTGAGTCGAAGTGATTGCGATTAATGCCAGTCGTTTCATCCATTGTTTCAAATGTTACTTTATATCCATATCTATCTTGAACTTCAATTTGCACCCAGCTATTGTTATCAAGCACTATTGCTACGCCTTGACCTGCAAGTGTCTCTTGCCTTTCAAACAATGGATTTATAGATAATATTTCAGCAAAAAAAGCTTCTTTTACACTTTCCATAATCGCCTTTAAAGACTTATGCGCAATATCCTTAATTTCATGACTTGTCGGATTAGCCGATAAATAAGCAATCGCTTTTTTCTTAATCGCTGCGCTGATATTTGCGGCTTCGATGTTCGACTTGGCAACGGGGTCTATGCCTTGAGCTGGTTGTGCAGGATTTATTTCGCCTTTAATCTGATTAATTTCTGGTATTTCACCGTTATTTATATTAATAAGCATATCTACAATTGCTTTATCAGGTGTTTCAAACGAAGCAGAGTAATAACTATTACCTTCATTATCAACAAATCTTATGCTGTAATCTTTTGATTTTGGTGAGTAATTGCAAGTAAATACCGCGTCAATCATTCTGTATCTGAATGATATTGACTCGTCGCTAATTGTTTTTAGCTGCTCATTTCCAGAGCTAACAACAGCATCAATCATATTTTGAACAATGTTTTTTTGCTCAGATAGCTCTGGGGAAACCTCTGGATTAACTACCTCCTCTGGAAACCCATTACCATAATCAACACCATAATCAGGAAAGTTAGGATCGTCCTTAATAGCTACAACCTCATTATCAATATCAAGGTATTCAGTACCATCTGCACTTTGCCAATTGCCATCTTCATTGCGCATTATTTCAACAGTGCCGTTGTCTGGATCGTTATAAGTATGCGTGGCAATAAATCCGCCGCCAGCCGTAGCAGGGTTAATGACTTGCTCAACCTCTTTATCATCGGCGGCTTGCTTAGCTATCTCATAATCAGCTTGTGCCTGTGCCAATTCTGATTCCAGTGTACCGATTTCGGTTTTTAGGTCAGTGATAGCCTGATTTTGCTCGGAAACTTTCCCGTTTGCACGCTGGAACGCCGCGCTGTTCTTTTCTGCCAGAATCATAATGCGCTTTGCTACATCCATAGGCTTTAAATCTTCGCCTTTTTCTGGAGCAACAATGATAGTAATGTCCTTTTTATTCAGCATCCACTTCCATGCAATAACGGTATCTGCTGGGGTTATTTTTGCAGGGGTTGAATCTGGGTTGTGAAAAACGATTGAAATTGTCTGCCCATCGGTTAGATTGAACAGTGCGGTAAGCATGGTAACGCCGTCTTTTTTATATGGCCCGATAATCTGCGGCGATGCTTCGCCTTCTGCTGGCTCAGCTACCTTTAACTCAGTGCCAGCACGATTAAACGCTCCACGCACCACGCCCATTCTGCGCTCCAATTGAGCATAGGGCATATTCAGAGAGTCAAGGAATGCGCTTTCTGGCAACATGCAGTCGCCATAATCATGATAAATGTCGTCTGCATTAATGGAATCCAACAGCAAGCCGTCATCTTTATCAATAGCCTGCATTTCATAAACGATGCGAGCGGTAGTTGTGCCAATCGGCATACCTTCTGGAGTCCAGTGAATCTGTTTCATTTGTTCGATCTCTGTAATTGGTAAATTATCGGCGGCAATCGGCTTGGTCATATCGCCGTGCTTAAGCCATTGCTTGAATTGTTTAATCGTTAGTTCAACCATGCTATGTAATCCGTTCCAATCACGGCTATAACTCAACTGGTAATCACTTTTTGCAAAGGATTCACCAAGATAGCAAAGCATTACCTTGTGTTCGTCGAATTTGCCATTGACGTATTGGTTAATCACATAAATACGGTCTGATTGCGGGTAACTGCCGATAAAGCAATCAAGATGATCGCCGTCATTGCCAGTTGTATTAAGTATGTAGCCATAATTAGCGGCCAATCTACATGCCCAGCTTTTGCCGTTTTTGTCTACGCCAGTTCGCAACGAGTATTGCGGTTGCTCAATGGCAATGCGTAACCCGTGCAGGTTGAACTTGCCTTTTTTATAGTTCCCAGCTTCAACTTGCTTATCAGTTGGCAATGGCAATGGGTTATTGCCAAATGCCCCACTGTGGGCAGCGTTGTCTATTTTTATGAATGTATCTGAACTAGGAGCTGCCATGATGTACTATCGCCTTAATATTGTGACGATATTTTAGGCATTATGAGAGGGGTGGAATGATGGGTTTTTCTTTTTCAACAGACACAAAAAACCGCCTTGTTATCAGCGGTTTTTTTAATATGTTAGTGATTTTTTATTATCACTTACGCCACTAAGCGGCTTTTTTTTCAGGATCAACCAGCTTAGCCGTCTCCTCTTTAACAATGGCAATCTGCTCTTTAAGACCATCGCGCTTTTCAGTCAGTTGAACAATCTGCTGTTTTTTTGACGTGGTTGTACTGGTGCGTGGCGTTGGGTCTTTCTTTTTAGCCATTGCCGCCTGAAACTTGGTGCGGCCAGCATTCATAATGCCGATAATTTCATCAACCGCCTTTTTCTGGTCATCCTGATTTTTAATAGGGGTGATCTTTTTGTTAATCACCACCTGAAAGACATCGCCGCTTTCTTTGATTCTGAGTACCAAAGATTGAGAGTCCAGAAATGCAATAGCAATCTCTCGATACTTAACGCCATTGGTACGTTTAACCTTGCTTATTTCAGCACTGGCGGCCTTTTCGTCTTCCTGCATGGTCTTGTTGCCAGCGCGGGTAAAGATGCCTGTAATCTGCTTTAGAGCCTTAGCCGCACCCTGTTCTGTTGCCAAGTCCGTCCATGAGAAAAGCGGGGTTTTGTCGTGTTTTACTGTATTCATTAGATTGGATTTCCTGTGTTTCCGCCGCCCGTTTGAACGCCACTATGCTTGTGTGCCGAACCTACGCTCACGCCGTTATGTTTAAGTGTCGCGCTATTTATTGCTACATTGCCAGTTGCATTGATTGTCAAATCGCCTGACAAGGTAACGGTCAAATTAACCGCATTAAATGCCATTTCAGCATCGGCAACCAACTGTATGTTTTGATGGTGGAATCGCCGCCATCCGACATCGTTACCCGCTTTTGGGCAGCGATACCCAACTATGACGGGGTGGTTCTGATCGCCGTTGATAAACTCTACCCATATTAAATCATCGGGCAACAGTTCAATCTCAGTTGGCACAGTGCCTACCTTGGTTCGCGACTTATCACCAAGCGGGTAGCATATTTGCGCCTCTGGCAATACATCGCCGCCGTCCGTTATTTGCGGTATTTCTACCCGCGCAAGGCGAGTTGCCGCATCGTACACGCGAACTACGGCGGGGTATTTGCCTAAAAACTGCTGTTCGCTCATGCTATTAAGCGGCCTTTGACCGTAGCCACATTACAGCAACACTGATTGCCGCATCTAGTACGCACTCAAACACATCACCAAAAATGACTCTCAGGTCTTTTTTTACCTTGGCGTGCTTTTCGGCATTTGATAGCCCTGCTAGGTTTTCTGAGTCTTTAACAAACATCCGCACATCATTCCATAACCGCGCACCCAGTACGCCTTTCGCTAACTGGCTGATTGCCGCCTGCTTTAATTCAGGTATTAATTGCATCAAAACCTCACATCAATAATAGTAATGACAGGCACATCAAATGCACCTGTCTGAATATCGGATTGCGTTGTAGCACAGCCGCTAAGTAGTAAAGCCAGGCTATACGCCCACTTTTTCACTGGTTGCAGCCGTTAAATAGGCGTTCACCGCGCCGCCTAGGGTAGCCAATCCGTAGGCGATAGAGTTTAAATCGGTTTCTGGAATTTCGATATTGCCAAACTTTAACCCCGCGCCGATGATAATTAGTAGTGCGTTCATCACCAACTGTCTGTTCTTCCATGCTGCCGATGACTTAAGGCTTTCGCCTGCTTTTAATGCGTCTAACGCTAAAAATATTTTTCCCATTTAATACACCTACTTCAATAATTTGTAATACTTTTTAAAAAGGGCGATACGGTTATCTAAACCATGTGTCCTACCGTTTACCCGCTTAGTCACAGCGGTAATAACTTCCACTCGATCCCCTTTGTCGCAAATTGGTAAAATCTCTTTGATATGGAAAAACCAAGCGGCTGATAACAAGGGGTATTTAGTGGCAACCAAATCAGGATTTTTAACTAAATTGTCCATAGTTATATCGCTGAATAACCTGAAACTTTCTTTTCCAGTTAGCTGAATATAACCTTTTCCAGAATAGTGAAAGCCATCGCCGCTCGCTTCATTGCCGTTGCCCATGCGGTTAGCGTAAGCAATATTAGCAATCCGAACTGGCTTGCGAGCGCATTCATTGGCTAATTGACGATTAAAGTATTTAGGAAACACCTTAAGCAAGCCCTCTGCTGAATAGTTAAGGTTTTCTCTAATAGCAGTAAACCCAGCACTTTCGTGATGACACTGACTTAAAAAGTGTGCCAGTCGCAATGGGGTATTGATTTTGAATTTATCAATGACGGCGGGCAATTCTGCCATTACCGATTTAGGGGCAACGCCCTGTAGTCCTTCGATGTTCATGCTAATACCGATAGTTTTTTGTTAGCGGTATTTTATGGTGACTTTTGTAGGTGGAATGGTGGGTTTTTCCTGATTAACTCGCTACATCCCCTAGCCATAATTTTGTATATTGCTCACTACCACTTGAGTCTAGGCCGCCCTCGAACACATGAGCTGCTGTAATAACTGCATATTGACCAACGCCCTGTATGTCTATCACATCTCCCGCACAAATACGGGTATCAAAGGCTATTTTATTAATCTCCTTACGCCTTACCAGTACGCGCCCCATGTTCTGTAACTGCCTTTCATCCTTATTGGGTACAAAGGTAGATTTGCGGGTTTTTGTCTTGTTGCCATAAATGAAATTGCCGTTATCATCAATCGAGTAAAACGTAGGAATTTCATGACGCTCTAAAAATCCGCTGTCAAAGTCCTTTACTGAGCTGTTTGGCAAGCTCATGACAGGGGTTTGCTTCATCAAATCCTGCAATCTGAACAATGCCATTTTGCCATTTTTCCACCGAACAACCGCACCTTCTTCCTGTAAGGTCTTGGCAATATCAACCGTAGGATAATGGCCTGCATAGCAATAAAATCGCTTCACTGGCAGGTCGTTGTCGATAGCCTTTAAGGCTGCCCCGCTTGCTCGATAAATAGCCTGTATCGTGGTTTTTTCTTTGAGTATGGCGGTCTTTAGAATGAATGAAGCCTTGTAGACAGACTCCAGATAGGCGAATATCTCAATGAATGACATCTCATGTTCGCCTTGGCTTTGCCTGCCCGTTGGGGCTGCTGACTTGACGATATAAAATCGGTCGCTACCTGCGGTTATTGTTTGCCCTTCTGATAACAGCTTTCGCAATTCATTATCCACGCGAATGATCGCGTGCAATGTAGCAGGAATGGGAACTAGGTCTGAACGCAGGACGGCTGATTTTATTAAATCGCCGCGAATTTGTTTACCGTTCGATGGTATTAGTATCATTATTCACAGCAATAGGTTCAAAATCAGGGCAGTCTGCCGCCCGTTTCCCTTGCCCTTGCCCTTGGATAATCACCTTATCGGTTGTAAATACCTGAGTATGCTTAACGCAATCCATTTTTACAGGGCATGAGCCGTTAGTACAGAAAAACCTGCTTTTCATTGGTAACGCCTTTTTTTCCAGTTGCTATATGTCTTTTCACGCCCGCTAAATATAAAAAATATCAGCGTACAAAAGAGCAATACTATGAATATTGCAGTAGGGAAAAGCCTCATAAAATACTCACGACTGAGCATGAAAAAGCCTCGCGCTGCATATTCATCTCACACTGATTTATATCGCCTTGTATCTCAGCAACCGACCGACCGTAAACATCAACACCCAATGACCGACTGGCCTCAAGCAATACGGCATTTTCTTTCTCAACGTAATAGACAAACAGCGGGCTAATAATCGACCACTCACCAAGACTAATATCGGTTGCGCTGGTTATCGCTGGATATGGCGTAGGTGGCACAGGAGCAGGTACGGAAATTGGAATCAATAAATGCACGTCCAATGCCGCGTACCCCTGATAAAAGCGCACAGCCTTTAAAGCAACGGCGGTTAAATCAGGAGTCTCAAGCATATTACCAGCTAGATGCTCTTCCATGTACCGCGTTACTAAATCAGCTATGGTAGCCATTAGATGAACTGTGATGTAGCAGGGATGGTTTCACCGAAATAGTGATAGAACAATGTGCCGCTAATCATCAATGCTTGACTGCGGTTTTCCCAGTCTGTATCGGGGCTATCTGGCACAAAGAAACAGCCAGTGTAGCGTTTGCCGCCAACATGACGATCAGGCGTGCCGTGATACGCGATACAATCAAATTTACCCGCATTCTGCCCGCTGGTAGCAAGAATATCCAAGAAAGCCTGCTCAATAACATGCTTTTGCGTTTCGTAAAATGCCAAAGGCCCTTGCATTGCAACTTTTTGTTGTTGCTTTTCCCACCGATTAAAGCCAACAGGCATGGCTAGGTCAATTTCACCTGCCGCGCCCGCTTCTGCCCAAGGGCATTGCTTGGTTAAAACCCACAGGCTTTCATGACCTGCAATCTGTAAAGAAAAATCGGATGATATGGCGACCTGCCCAGCGGCAACTGACCTGTCATATAATAGTTTGGCATCGCTTAAAGAATTGTTCGCCATGTTTAAATCTCGCTTATGTTTAATGTTTCATGCAATTTGCAATCGTTTTGCAAATATTGTTAGTTCCGCTTATCACGCTGTTTAGTCGGTCTAAAACCTCCTTAACCAGCTTGTAATCGCCTTCTTTGTTCTTTTTCCACCCTTCGTAGGCCTTGCTATTGAATGCCTTATCGACAATGCTCATAGGTAATTCCAATGCGCTATTTATCGGGGTATTCATGTACAGGCTAAGATTAACTACTGCGTTAATTTGATCGCTTAGCCAGCTCTCTCGCTGACTTCGATAAACAGGAATGGGGGCGAAATCGTGTTGGCATTAAATCCAACTCACCCCCTTGCTCATCGCTTGTTTTTGCGGGTAATACGCAAATTCCGTACTGGTCAAAATCAATGGAAACCATGTGGTCCAGTTTTGGCCTATGGATTCGATAGGCCAGCATCAATGTCTCAAAATCGCTATCTGGATAGGCTAGAAAGGTATTGATGCGATTCTCTAGCCAGTTGTCCAAGTCCTGTTCTAAATCAAATTTAACGGGCTTTTCATTTTCAGCTATCAGTTGCGCAGCCATACCGCCGACCAACCAGTGCAAGTAACCATCATGGCTAAATGAGGTAGTAAGGCGTTCAATTGATTCCGCCATTGCGCCTGTCAAGTGCTGGATAAACCATTTATCACCGCCGTGTTCACCCAACTCAACGCGGGTAAAATCAGGCGATAGGTTTAATTCAAAGTCCAGATAGTCATGATAAAAACTATTGTTGCTTGCAGGGAAATTAGGGCCATCCAATCTGGTGTAGGACATATACCAACTAACCGCTGTTATGCGCTCCTGAGCTGTCCAATTAATGGGGTCATCATCAACACCCTTAACTGACTTAATCGCATGTCTTAGTAACTGTGTCGTGGTGGACTCAAGTTTGGTGGCATCAATGCCAGCTAATTCAATCGCTTGGTTAAAGGTCAATTCCTTTAGCTCTATCGTGAATCGGTTGGTGCGCAATTGAGGTAGGGTTATCACAGGATTCCGTTACTAAGGTTTGGATTAGCAACAGTTTAATGAATGGATACATGGATAAATGGCGGGTTTTTCTTTTTTGGCGGGCATAAAAAAACCGCCGTGAAGCGGTTTCTTTAGTTTGATTAAGCTATGCAACTGCTTCCAGCTTGGCTACGCGATAGCGTTTTTCAAAATACACCTGTCCCTTCCCTGTGATAAGTGTTTTAAAGCTTGGGTGCGATACGCCGTTATTATCAACGTGAGGCGTTTGCTCAATGGAAACCAGTAGCCCCCTGTCAATTGCGCTTTGATACGGGCGGTTGTTTGCCATTAAGAATTTATCATTGCGTAGCAGCATGAACAGCCTATTCTGGCCTGTACCGATAACCTTGGCGAAATCACCAACTGATACCTTGCCATCGGTATTGCGCACCGCTTCGGCAAACTCAACTTTTGGCTTGTCTGATTCTATTTTTAATTGCAGGGATTGTTTTTCGGTTTCTGATTGCACTAATGCAGTAAGTGCTTCAAGGTAGCTTGTGGGTAGTTTTGGCTGTACGGCCTCAAGCTCTAGCCATCTATCAACTATAGCCGCCCTATATTTGACTGAATAACCGCTAACCAGAATATCGCATTCTCTGCGCGGAAGGTTAAAACATGGTAAATCCTTGTTTTGCTTTGATTTATAAGAGCCGCGAAAAACCGCGTGTCCTATTTCAAGCTCATCAAGCATTTTGCGAATATCGACAAGAACCTTGTCATGGTCTTTTTCTGTCAGCTTAGCAATCTCTAAAGATGACATGGTTTGTGTGGCCGTGGTGCTTAGTAAATTTTGCATTTGATAACCTTTTGAACGATAGGTTGTTGAACGATAGTGGAGTACGGAGGTCCTTGTTCAAGGGATTTTCAGCCGCTAAGCCTATCCGTACAGGTTTATTGTATCACTAAAGCTTATTTTTTGTTTCTAAATTTAGACCAATCATCTTTATCAATGGCTGTTAATGAATTTAGCTTAATTTGCACGGTTAAACTGGTAAAGTCGCCGTTCTTATCAACTGGTGACGCGGTGTCAAAGCTAACGCTCTCGATTACCATAGGGCTTATGGTCATGCCCTTATAATTCAAGGCAATCATTACAGGTGACTTAGAAGGCAACAGCACATTAATTGCATCCTCTTTGCCTTTTATGCCATCAATACCCCTGCTTAATAGCGTGGATTGGTCAGCTAGTTTTTGTGGAAGCGACCATGCCATAATTTGCGACAGTGGTGACATAACTTCCATCTTTGGATCACGCCACGCCCTAAAGAACAGGTTTATCGGGTAATCTAAAGGCGGCATTCCACTGAAAACTTGGACGCTGTTCAGTTTTGTAATGCCCGTGCGCCCCTCAAACTGCTTAAGGAAGTCACCTGCTTCTTTGCCAGATTTTGACTCCTTACCCTGCAATGCATCAACAACGGGTTGCAATGCCCCGCTTTGTAACATCGCCAAGAGCATGGGGGCTTTAGATTCAGCCCCCGAACTTTCAAAAGGCGATTGCCAGTTCAAAGAAACACTTAACTGTGCGCCGTCCACTAGCGGTGCTTTTACAGTTATGTCCTCAGTCCCTTTGGGACGCTTACCATCACGATCAACCTCATAGATAGTAGCAATCAAATGAGGCGATAAGCCATCCCACAACGAACTCAGTGCTGGAGTAGTAGGCTTATCTTGTTGACCGTTTTGAACTGGCATAAACCGTTATTTCAAGCCAGTTTTAACGCGCATACGCATTGACTTAGCTCGCTTCATCATCGCGCCCGCGCTATGGCTTTTCATGCCAGCTTTGCGGATTGCCGCTTTTTGTGCGCCTGACAAATGAACAGAACCGCTGATACGCTTGTTAATGCGTACTTTTTTGCCGCCGCGAATCACTGTACGTTTTTTGTACACTGCATCAAGAATTTCATCTTCAACGCTACGCGAACCCGCCTTATCAAGAAAAGCGAATGAGTCCATATCGTCACCCGCCGCGTCGTCATCTGGCAGTTCTTCAATGAGCAAATCACGAACACGGTTAGCCGTTTCTTCGTCATCTAGTACATTAATCGCATCAGCCTCATCAACGCCGTGTAACAGCATATAATCAACTGCAAACCCAGCAACAATATCAAAAGCGTCAGCTTCGTCTTCGTCGATTTCGCCATTTTTGTTAGCATCAATAATGCCGATAAGTAATGCCTGCAATCTGTCTGCAAACGTCTCGCCTTCTGCTAACGGAACATCCGCGTCTGCCCATTGCTGGATAGCCGCCGCCGCTTTCAGCTTTAAGTCTGAAACAGCATAATCCGCTACGCCATCTAAAAATGGCTGTTCTTTTTCTTTTTTACCAGTGTCACAGCCATCCAAGATAGGCTTATCCTTTCTTAGTAGTCTGGCTCTGGCTTCTTCCGTTAAAAATCCCATCTGTTACACCAATGTTTGAGTTAGGTAAATTTGTCTGGTCGTGCCGACAAAGCAGGGGTAAATGTTTATGACAACCGCATCAACCAGTACGCCATGCGGTGCAACTTCATAGGCAAAGTAGTCAGTCGCAAATGACGGATTAGTTTCGCTTGGTTCAGTCACCCAGCCAGCGGCATATAAGTCAGCTCGCATTTGATGCAGGAACTCACCCATTTTTTTAACAACGGTATTGATGTCTTTTTGCAGAATGTCTTTACCGTAACGGGTAATTCTTTCCTGTACATCAACCGACATATCAATGACTGAGAATAGCTTGCGCTTGCTGTTAGATACCGCCGCGCCTGTTAATGAGTCAAAGAATACATAACGGAATCCGCCTGTGTAAGTCTCACCAATGACAGGGTTGATATGCGCCTTTGCCAAGTCGTTTTTATCAAAGTTTGTAACCTGAACAAGTTGCGTGATGTTTTGGTTGTACAAAGGATAATCGCGCCCTGCAATCGGGTTTTTCTTATTTTCACAGTAGCCACGCGCGTTTTTCATCGCGTTTCTACGACATGCGTAAGCAATCAGCAACGTGGCCCTACCAATGATGGTCTTGCCATTAATACCTGTTGGATCGGTCAACTTTAAAGGCGACCAATAAGCAGGCACTAAATCGGATGATTCGTAGTTGCCACCGATGTTCAATTGCTCATAAAACGCAATAGCGGCATCTTTTGTTAAGCTACCTGAAATATCAATCGCCAGAATACGGTTTGTGTCATACGCCAACTGGACCAATTGAGCAATCAAAGCGGGGGCTTGTGAGCCGCCAGAACTGATATAGCCGTAGTTCAGGTTAGTGTTGTGCAACAAGACACGCGCTGCCGAATAATCGGCTGTCGTGTAGCCTGTACCGCCCTCAGTGAAGCAAACCAGCACGCCAGATTTTGACCATGCAGGTTGACCGCTGACACCATACCCGTAAGCTGGAGAGCCAACAGGAATACTGGTAATGGTTGCACCAACACTAACCTCTACCGCGTCAGTTTGCTGACTAACAACATCAGGAAGGTAAATGGAGTTTTGATAATCATCAAGTGCCGCTGGATCAAGTGAGCCAGTGAAGTCATACAGCGGGTTATTGTCTTTGTCTTTAATAACGAGACGAATAACACCGTTGGCCGCGCTTACACCGCCTACCCGTTTATCTTCGGCATGAATTTCACACTGAATGCCGTCGTTAAAGCACTCAAGATGCTTAATGGCTAAAAGATAAGGCGTTACTGGAATAGTTGTTACTGCCGACCATGCAATAGGGTTAGCAATACTAATAGTAGGGGCAACTGTATAGCCTGTGCCGCCCGCTGAAATAGTCACGCCAGTAATAACGCCAGCCGTAGCGGTAATAGTACCCACTGCGCCCGTGCCAACACCTGTAAAGGTCAGTGTTTGACCTGTCACATAGCCCGTACCACCATTAGTGATGGTAACGGATGACTGAACAACGCCAGCAAGCACGGTTGGCGTTAGAACAGCTCCAACACCCATAGTCGCTACAGCATACTTAACGACCGCCGAACTGGTTACTAACCGCTGAACGACTGCCTCATACGCACCTTTGTTCAAGGCCTCTATGATATGCACCCACGCTTCATTTAGCGCGGATAATCGCATAGTTTCGCCTTTGCCTAATTTCTTGTAGGCATTAGACCGATTAACAGCAAACGGTTTGTCTATGCGACCGCGTGTCAATCGACACATGATCGCAAAGTTTTGGTCATAATTATCAACCGTTGGCGTTTCTGAGCGATCTTGGAGCGGGTTGTACTGGACACCCGACTCCGCGCCTAATTGTCTAACAAATGATACTGTCATTGTTATTTAGCCTTGGCTTTTACACCTGTTGTAACGCCGCTTTCAACTACTGGATCGACCACTGGGTCAACCACGTCTAACACAGGGGCGGCATCTTCCATTAAGCTGATTTCAATCAACGCCTCGCGTCGATTTAGCTCGGCGATTGCCTCTGCATCACTGACAAAGCGGTGTAGCTCGTCAATAGATGCAAAATTAATCAGCGTGCTTTTGCCGCTGTCGTCATAACAGGGTGTTAAATGCACACCTTTGAAAACGACAGGGAAATCAGCCAGATTCGTCACCGTAAGCGACAAAGGGAAGCTTTCTGGAGAAAATGACTTGTTGACGCTTTCACTTGCACTAATGCCAGCAAGTGCCGCAAGACCAATAATCAGAGAGATTTTTTTATATTTTGTATTCATGTTACTTCATACCTGTCAGCGTCAATTTAGCGAAAGCTAACGCGCTTTGTTTGTGTGGGTTTACACGCATGAAGTCTTTGCGGAAATAATGAACACCGCTGTCAGCATTCTTTGTTTTCCCGACTTCAATCATGATTGGCGAAACTGACTGACCAGCGACCAAACCTGAGCGAGCAACATCTTGAGATTGACCGATTAACAGAACTTCTGCACTGGTAACTCCGCTGCTGGTAGTTTCTGGTTGATCTGGGTCATAGTAGACTTCAAACTGACCATCAAGAGTACCTAAGCGATAGATAGATGCACGCGCTCTGATACCAGACGGAACAAAACGACCACCCATAACCAGATTATTTAGCCATGCTGCAACGGTTTTGTTTACATACAAGTGAGTTACGCCCGTGACGTTAGTTCTTACCGCCATATCTTGAGACGCTACCGCCAAAGGAATGGAAATGTCCTGCATGTTTTGTCCACGAGTTTGTGCGCCCGTGTCTAACCACAAGCCCATATCCCATGTGTACGGGTAGCTTGCTGCAATACGTCTTGCATACTGCAATGCAGATTTATGATCTTCGTTACCAAGCTGTAACTGCATTGAACCCATCAGGTTAGACATTGAGTCCAGGCCAACTTCTCGCGCTAACTGTGCGCTTGCATCGATACCAACGGTAACATTACCGCGTGTTACATTAGCTAGAAACGTGTAATCAGTAGCGATTAAATCAATTTCAGAAATCAATTCAGGCTGTCTGTTGAAGTCAATTTGACCTTCTACCAAAACAGCTACGCCCACATCAAGATTAGGTGTTGAAGTAAGCGAATACACACCTGTGTCGTTGTTGATCGTACCGCCGATTTGATAAGTAGTGCTTGCCAGCGTTACCGAACCACTGATAGTCGATGATGTGTCGGTTTTGCTAATTTCTTTAGCGACTGGAATACCGCCAACATAAACAACCGCCTGACCTTTAACCAGCTTTGCCGCAGTCGCGCCATTGGCTACTGTTTCGCATGTTTCGCTGGTTAATTGCACGCTGGTAATTTGACCAGCATGAGTACCTACGCCTAACGCTACAGTGTTTGCCGCTGTTGAAATTCTGTTGCTTTTGAAAAAGCGTTTACCAGAATGTACGCCATCCATGTTTTCATTGGCTGCATAACCACCGTTTTTTAGGTGCGATTGATGCTCAACGATGATTAACTTACCTTCACCCGATTGAATATCAGTAGGAACCTGCATAATCCAAGGAATAGCGCATGTAAATGTGTTTTGCAATGAAACGATTGCGCGATTAATCTGCAATGAGCCGTTGTCTGGCGATACGTTGGTCGCGCTGTCCAAGAAGCTGTCAGTAAATCCCGTTGCAATTTGAACCTTGCGCTGACCTTCGTGTGTAAACTGATATGCAACATCGACCGCTTGAGCGATTAAGTCAGGAGAAGGCTCTTGACCGTGTGCATCTTCATAACGAGTGATTGAGTCCAGCAACGCCGTAGTTAAGCGCAACCGATCACCAGGATCCAGTTCTTCGTAAAGTTTTGATAGCTTTTCAGGCATGACGATAGAGCCGTGACCAGCAATAGACTCATTGATTGCTGTGTTCGCGGTCTCTACGCTGTCTAAAAAGTCGCCTGTGTTGTTTACCTCGCCTAATTTTGAGGTATCACGCAAAGAAGAATAAAAGGCAACCGCCCCAGTCTTCATGCTTTCAAGATTAGTTTTTCGCGGGGCTTTAATATGTTTACCCATTTTATTTACCTGTGTGTGTGAAAATTTGAGGCCCTTTGTGGGCTAGGTAAATTATGAGCGGGTGGTATACGGGCAAAATGCGGGTTTTTCTTTTTCGATGGGCATAAAAAAGCCCGTGCTGTGACGGGCTTTTGTTTCTTTATCTCACGGCTTGTATTCAAGCCGTTAGATTAGGCGGCAATGTCTTTGTCAATAATATCAAATATAAAAAGCAAGTGACTCAAGCACTGACCACACGCCGATACCTGCTAAGCACGCCAACCCTATTATGAATGAGGCTACCTGAACGCCATATAGAAGCGTAGGGCTTTTGATTTTAACTCCAGTTGGCTTGATAACCTCGCTCTCAATAGTAATTCTGCTTATGTTTACCGAGGCCCATGTTGACAATATGCTGATAAAAAACAGCACAATGCCCGTTATGTAAGCGATTGCCAGTTGATAGCAGTCAATGCCGCCGTCCTTGGCCAGTATGAGTAGCATGGCCAAGCCCGCCATTGATAAGTTCATGATGCACTTATCTTGCTCAATATTTATTTTGTGCCACGCCAAGCACCCCGCGTGATGTAGTGATGTTTCTCTGTCCAATGTAAAACTCCAATTAGTTATGCGACATCGGCAAACAAGTCACCGACCTTTGTCATTAATGACTCGACCTGTGATCCTTTCCCGCTTACTTCGCTTTGTATATATGCAACGCCCTCAAGAAAAAGTTGTGCTATCGCATCCCAACTATCAGGACTAGATAGTCCCTGCCTTCTCATTTCTTCTTTACTTTCTATTCTGTACCTAGCCCTTTCATCAAAATGATACGGGATGCGTGACGCTTGGTCTAAAATCTCTTTGCGACACGGCACATCTGCGGCAATGCCTAAACGCCCCTCTTTAGCCGCCCGTGAAGCGCAAACAATAGCTTGACTTCTTAAGTTAAAAAAACGCTCTCTATTGTTATTCTGAAAACACGGCTTACCCCAATAAACCCGCTTAATATCTGGTAGCCCAAGTGTCTCTAATTGCTGACAAACAGCAACCCCCATGCCGCCAGCATCAACGATAGTGGTGCAATTTTCTAATTCAGCGGTTGCCCTAAAAATATCTCCCGTTAAATCCTGAATGTTTCGCGTGTTTGACCATATCGGCACTGAAATAATCTGTACACGCCGTGCATCCGAGCCTGTATCACCATAACCAGACACTAACGCGACAATCGCTACCGATTTATCACGGTATTCACCCGCCCCAACGTCCACCGACATAATCACGCCGTAAGCATCCGATTCACGCATGACGTTACGCCCAAAACACGCCTCAATCTCTTTTCTGCCTAACAGGTTGCCATCTGTTTTATCGGGGAACTGCCCTAATACCTTAATGGTGTACTCAATTTCAGTATATTCGAGCTTCTTTTCACGGCAAAAATCCAAAGATACCCGTGGGGATTCCTCTGAACTCATCACAAAGGTATTCCATGCCCCACCCTCTTTTTTACTTAATGAGTGATGGGTATCGTAAAAATACCCGCTTGATTTAGTTGGCTGACTGGTTAATAACATACGGTTTCGTTTATCAGTCAACGCGCCCGTTAGCACCTTATAATGCTCATCTGGAATACCCGATGCTTCATCTGCAATAAGTAAATACCAATCCCTGTGTTGCCCTGCTAAATTCTCACTGCTACCACGCGGCGCGGTCTTAGCAAAGATGAACCATGTTGCCTTGAATCCAATAACATAAACTCGTTCTGCTTCAATAACAAAATACTGACATACCCACGCATGGGGAGTTTTTTCAACGTGGTTCTTAATGTCGTTTATTTCTTTCCAAGCAATATTGCGCACCTGTTCTATTTTAGGTGCTGTTAGCATGGTATTTGAACCGTGATAGCACAATAAATGCCATAACGCCGCAACCGCTATTAATCTGGATTTACCTATACCATGCCCTGAACTAACCGAAGTACGAGAGCCAACAGGGACTACAGAATTATTCAAATCATATTGTTGCGGCGTAGGTATTGTTCCGCATACTTCAATTGAAAAGGCGTTTAGGTTATTAGCATACCTTTTTACAAATTCAATATAACGAATATCACTAAGGATTGTTTTTACTGCCATATTTAATTAATCCATTCACCACTTTTTAATTGCGCCAATCGCTCAGGTAATTCATCGCGTTGTTGTTGTATTTTTTCAAGCCCTTCTTGTAGTATTAAATCCAATTCATCTAGCGAAACAACCATATCAACATCTCCCGATACCTCAACAGTTTGCGCTGGTCTTCCAAAGCCGCGATCCAGTAATTCTTTACCTGCTTGTATTCTTTCGCTTATGCGTGGAGGCTCATCTGATTCTACTGTGCAATTTAAAACTGACACGAAAAAATCTATAACATCATCACCATATTGCGCGGCATACTCTTTCATTGAACGCGTTAGCTTGTTGGGAGAACCAGCAGGTCTACCCATACTCACAGGTACTATTTTTTTTGGATTTCCGCTAATTGACTCCTTATTATCCCCTGTGCGTTCGTGTGCGTTTTTCGCTGGTTCTGTGCGTTTTTTTTCGCTTTTCTTTACCCATCCTTCTTTAGTTGAACGGCGAGATACGGTAGTATGGGAAACGCCTAAAAACCTTCCTATCGATACATAATCTTCCTTGCTAGACCCCTCCCATTTTTCCCTTGCTTTTGCCCACTCATCGCTTGATAATTTTGCCATTAAATTACCCCAAATTCATGAAGCCGTCTCTTTGCTAAAATATAGGCATTACTAGCCAGTTCTGGAGTTTCAAAATAACCTAAATGCTTTAGTTTTTTATCTATCCCTATAACGGCTTGAAATTTATTATGACTTTTTTTAAAGCTAACACCAAGAAAGCCAGTTTTATTATTTTTAGCGCATCTTCTTTGGTTTTGCTGATTCTCAGCATGATTCGCTAATCTCAAATTAACCATCCTATTATCGTCTGTAATTCCGTTAATATGATCTATTTGTTTGTCAGGCATAACGCCATGAATATAAAACCATGCCAATCTATGTGCAAAATATTGTCCATAATATATTCCAATAACTAAATAACCTTTTCTATTAGACGATGCTACTTTACCGCAATATTTTGAGTTCCATGTATTAAATCCTCTTTCACTTGCAAAATGATGTAAAGGTCTTTTTTTCCAAATAAAAATACCTGTATCTTTGTTATAATCTATACATTCCTTTAGATAATCATGTGTTATTTCAATTACCTTTTCTTTTCTTACAATTTTTTTTCTATTTGCGGATATTTTTTCCTTATTTTTTATTCTATATTCCGCATTTTTGGCAGATATTTTTTCTTTGTTGGCAATTCGATATTCTTTTTTTGCTATAGCCTTTTCTTCTTTTGTCTTAGCCACGCTTCCTCCTTTCAAGGATGCTCATATCAATCTGCTTGGCTTTTAATGGCGCACGGCTTTTTGTTTCCCTGCTATGAAACCTGTAAAACATTGGGTTAGTCTCCCAGTCAACACGAGCAGTTGAAATAAGGTTGATAGGGGTTGATTCTGTGGCCTGCCTAGCATAAAGCAACGCAGATTCTAAGTAATGAAAGCAACCGCTTTGAGCGAATAACAGAATATGTCTTGCTGACTTATATGCACTGGTATCTTTGCTTTGAAACGCATCGTTATACCTGCCCATAATTTCATCAATTAGGCTTGCCTTGGCGGTTTTTTGTAAGTGATATTTTGAGACATCCTTAATAGCTCTCTCAATGCTGTAGACAGCCTCTTTATAGTCCTGATTAGCTGATTTAAGTCTGCCATCAATTCCGCCGCACGTTAGCTTCTTAAATGCTTCCGCCAAACAAAATGGCAGGCTGAATACATTGCTGACACCAAACGGATCGTACTCGCCAAGTTTAGAATAAGGACTGCTCATTAATTACCCCCATCTATTTTAAAAATATCAACATTAACGCCTGTTGATTTCTTTGCAACATCACGAAAACAATTAAATCGTCTTAATTGAGAATTAATTGATCCTGACTCCATCGCAAAATCATCAACAACCCTTACTAGAGATGCTCCAGATTTAATATCATTGTCAAAATCTGGATTTATATCCCTTACCTTATCCAATGATGATTTTATAACACTGGCATATTTAATTAATTCATTTGCAACAGTGCCAATAGTTATTATTTTACCATGAATAACCCGCATGACATTCATTTGCTCAATAGTATTATGCTCTAATTGGTCATATATCCATGCGCCAATCTGTCTATCGTTTTTAATATCAATATCTGTTTCAAAGTCATCTGATAATCCAAGCAAATAATCGGCTGCTACTTTGTATATGGTTGCCGCGCCTCTGATAATCTTAATGTCTGGAATAAGTCCGTCGGTACAATGCTCAAACTGACAGAGTTTTTTTTGGCTAATTCCCAGTAATTTAGCCGCCTTACCCTGGCTCATACTGCATAACTCCTCGCGGGCTTTTTTCATTCTATAACCAATAATTACCAGCGAATCCTTACTTACAGTGTCGCCATCCTTGCCCTTTTTTAATTCAAGAATCTTTGCTTTTCGCTTTGCTAAATCCAGTGTTGGAAGGAACGCCTCATAATCGCTTGCAGAGCATCTTATTAAAAATCCCGATATTTCTGAGATGGTTATCTCACTGTTAGATATACCCACTTTTTTATCTTCTTTTTTAAGATATTTTGATTTTCTATCGGCTCTAAATTTATCAACAGCATACCCAATCTTTCCGCTGCTGCTTTCAATAAAATAACCTTGTGATTCTACAATTGTAATGCTTGACTCTGCCATTATTTTAACCCTCTTGATTATTATTGATTTTTTCTAATGTTTTATCTAAATCCAATCTATCTTGATACTTTATTTTTAATATCTCAATTAAGCTATCAATAGTATCTTCGTGATCTCCGATGATAAAACCGCTATCACCTTCCTTTAGGTGGTAGCGGATATTTACAGAAAACGAACTCACTACAAGGCCTCAAAATCGCTGTTTAAGGCGTTTTCTTTATCAGTCGGTGCATTGAGCTTATCCAGATAGCTTTTAATCGCCTGAGCGTCGTATTGTGCCTCCATAGCATCAAAAAACTCATCGACCGCATCATCTAGTGCAATACTGGCTTGCTGAACCCCTTTTTTATCAACAACTGCATTATTAAAATTTTCTTGAGCGATATTCAGCGCATTACGCGCTTTTTCTACTCTATCGGTCATGCTTCACCTCGATTAATCATGCTGTCCCTTATGTGAGTCCTGCAATTCGCCGCACTTTCGCCAATCCATTTATCGGCATTCCTTAACGCTATGCCTTTGTGAAAAAATAAGTATTTCCCCTTGGCCTTGACGTTTAGCATCTCACCCTGTGCCGAAAAGTATTCATGCGGGCATAGCTCTGACAACATGCACTTGTAATTTCCATCCACCCCGTACCACTCGCAAAAATAGTTATTCAGCTCTTTCGCCGCGTAAATATCACGACCATCCGCGCCGTATCTGCTGATAAATTCACTGGGATCGGCAATCAGCTCATCAAAAAATCGTCTCACTATGTGCTTAAAATCAGCATACCTATCACTCGCCCCATCTTCTGTTTTCTTGATGTTTCGGCGACGTATAGCCTGATGGTCTGATGGTTGCCATAAAAGCCACCAGTTACGACGACCAATCACGCCAAGCAGATGCTCGACAGTACCCGAATAAATAACCCCAACATTGGGGCGTTCTGATTGATACGTTTCTATCATGCTACCTCCACGCTCATTACTTCCTCGTAAACCTGCATCTCTAATTTGTGCTTAATCGCACCATTCAGCCTTTCAAAAGCCATTTGCACAGAGTCCCATTCGCTAAAAGTCACATTGATTTTGTGCTTGTGGGCATACGCCATGATTTGACGTAGCGTTGGGGCAGGATGTTCTTTTGGGTGGTTTACAGTAATCGTACTCATTGCTTAACTACCTCGATTTGTTGTTTTGCATTAGCCAGAATATCCCGTTTATGAGCCTGTGTTTCTCTATTACGAGCCATAATGTCCTGTTTTATTTCTTCCTTTGTTGCTACAATTTCCTTAGACGGGCAATCATTCACTAGCCCTAAATCAGCTTTAAGTTCTGACAACACAGACAATCCTAGTCCGCTTGTTTGCTTCAACGGCTTGGCAATGGCTTTTTGCTCCTCGTAGTGTTCTGGCAAAAACTCATCCCAGCCGCTTTGCACTAAATGTTCATAAATTGGTCTCACCATCTCTACGCATTGCTTGGTTGATGAAGTCTTGAACAGAAAAGAATCAAAGCCTTCTGACTTGGCAACTGCAAACACCATCGGGTGTTGATAGCGACTTGCAATACCGCCTTGTCTTGGCACTGAGTTAGCAAGGATGTTTACTATTTGCTCAACAGGGAGTGCGTCAGACTGAGTGGCACATATTTTTCTAAATTCAGGTAATGATGGCGGCCATTCATAGGCTTTTAAAATCAGCACATCAAAACCGTGCTTAATATGCCCAACTGTCATTCCAGCTAATCCAGCTTGCCAAGTTTTTGCTGCATCGGTTAAAAATCCGTTTTCATCCACTGCCTGCCCTAAGTGCGAATGCCATTTATGCCCGTAAATTGATAACATTCGTTTCCAGACATGCGCTATGATCTTGTCGCTGGGCGGTTGAGTCGATGTACTCTCGCCGCTCACTGGCTTCGATTCGTTCAATGCCTCGCTGTGCTTCATCGACGAGTGAAGGTTTTCTACCAGTGACAGGATAGGTTTCATTGTTTCGATTTTTTGTGGCATAATTCTCACCGTTATTTTTTGAATTGATTTTTGAGCCTCGATTGGTGTTCGCTGCACTATCGGGGCTTTTTTGTGCCTGTAGTTTTTTGTTTCTGCTTACCCAGATTTTTACAGTGGCTTTCCAGCTTTTCATTTTGTTTTTAGCAACCATCCAGCCATTCGACTCGTAGTAATTCATGAAGTCACCCGCGTCTATGTGTGATTCAAGACCCTCGGTCACGATGAACTCAATAACCTCTGTCAGAGTTGGCGGCTTAAAAATTTCACGCTTAGGTTTTTCAATTTTCTCTTGCGGCGATTTATCGCCTATCTCTTGATTTTTAATATCTGTATTTGTATCTGTATTTGTATCTGTTTCTTTATGGTTACAATTCCGTTGTAACGTTTCGATAACGTCCGTTGTAACGTTCGCTATAACGTCCGTTACTTTTTCCCTGTTTTTCCATCTTGCCTCGGCTGATTTCTTGCCAGCGTCGGATGCTTTGGTTGATTTTTCTCTAACTTTTTCTAAATCAGCCTCAATTCTTTTGTGAAACCACATTCCGTTATCGTCTACGTTAAAGAAGTGTTGTAACGTTTCGATAACGTCCGCATAACGTTCGTTACTTATTCGCGTGATTGCCTTAATGTGTTTTTGGTTAATCGGCTTCCCTGTTTGCCAATAATTCATGATTAAAAGCAGGTACGCACCATGCTCATCAGTCTCTAAGTGCATGGTGTCCGACAGGTAATCAGCAACATAGAGCTGGATGTATGGTAAAGCGGCCATAATTACCCCCAAACCGCATTAGGATTAACGCGGCATTTTGATTTGTGTGTTGCGCTAAACCTTGTGTCATTGCATCTAGGGCAAATTCTCATCCCGACCGATACATGACCGACGCCAATAGCCTCTCTTTTCGCTATTGCCATGTGGTTTCCCATTTGTGCAACCCTTTTTTTAGTCATTTAGTCACCCACTACAAAGGAATACTTGCCATTAAATTTCTTGCACTTACGCGGGGCTTCGTCACTCAATGGGCGACCACCAAGCTCATAGTTAAAAAACGCCGAATTGATGACGATTGACTCTCTTTGGGCTAGTTTTTCATCCCATACGGAACAGGTCCCGTTATCGCCAAAATCGTCATAATGCCCATTGCTGGAAAAGCTCTGGCACTGCCCGCAGGTTACTTCTGCCAATTCGCTCATACCGCACCACCAAAAACATCATCCAGCGTGGTGTTAGCTCCTTTTTCAATTTCGTCTGCCAAGTATAAAATCGGTACGATGACGGCGAAAATGAACAGCGATAGCGACCAAATGCCTAACTTCATTAATGGATTCATATTGCCGCCTTATTTCTTGCCAATTTGCGCAGACGTTTTTCTTCTGCCTTGGCGTTAAGTTCTTTGTTTTTTGTTTTTGATGGTCTTGGCGGCTGTCTTTTATAAAAGACGGTCCCGCGCATGATTGGCGTAGCAAAGACTGACCTCATTAATGCCATGTGCAGCCCTATTGCTTTTCTGTCGATTTTCATTTCAACACCTCAGTTTTCAGTAATTTCATAACAGCGATTAACGCCCTCTTCTTTGCTTTTTCGATAAGTAGCCGTGCGATTACTACTTGAATTTCGATTCCTATCGGGAGGTACGGCATTCTTCTATTAGTCAAGTGCATGGTTAATCCTTGATTCCAAGTGCGATTAATACCGCCATTATGCGTTCTGAGTTTTCACCACGCTCCAGGTCGAGTTCACGATATAAACGCCCTAGGTGAGCCTCTACTGTGTTTTCACTGATATTCAAATCACGCGCGATACCTTTGTTTGATTTGCCCATACAAACAGCAACCCAAACATCTATAACGCGCGGCGTAAGTCGCTTGTATGACTTCAAAATATCTTCTTCGATTACTGCCATTGTCTTGCTCCTCTTTGGGGTTTCCCGTTAATGAATATTGCGTAACGGTTAAGTGGAATTGTTGGTTTTTGTAAAACGCCTAGAATATTTGCTAAGCGTTTAGAGAATTTATTTTTGGACGCAATGATTCTTTAGCTACTAAGCCGTTACATGATTTTTCTAAGGATTCTGCGTAGTTGGTTTCACCAGTGTATTCAGTTCTAGGGGGTTTTCCGTTCTTATGCCATTTCATTACAGCCTTGCCAGACACGCCACAGGCTCTACCTATAGCGTCATAGCTTCCAAGGATGTCCTTAACTTTCGTTAGGTTTTCTGAGTATGTGTTCATGAATAAATCCGATTTAATAAAAAACAGTGCAAATATTAGAACCAATAGTTACCTTTTGTCAAGAACTGATTATTACCATGCTTTAGCGTAAACTGAACCAATGGTTACTGATAATGAAAAACAAGCGTTTTCTAAACGATTAAACGCAATACTCGATAAAGCAGGAGTCCCGCCAAAAGGAAAGGGACGACAGCTTGAGCTTGGAAAAATGTTCGGGGTATCTGATAAAGGTGCTAGAAAGTGGATAGAAGCCGAAGCAATACCAGCCATGACAAAGCTGACTGAGATAGTCGCTAGGTTTAAAGATACTGGCGTTACTATCGAATGGTTATTGACTGGAAATGACGCTTATTCGCCAAATCAGACTTTTGAAATAGCTCCAAGACTAGCGATTGCAAAGAGAATACCTATAGTCGGAACGGCTAAACTGGGTGATAACGGATATTTTGTGGAACTGGAAACACCAACAGGATTTGGCGATGGATTTATCGAACACGCAACACGCGATGAAAACGCCTATGCGGTCCGTTGTGTCGGTGATTCGATGAAACCAAGGATTAGAAACGGTGAATTCGTGATCGTCTCACCGAATCAACAACCGATTAGTGGCGATGATGTGTTGATTCGGGATAAATCAGGTCGGGTGATGGTGAAAACACTGCTTTATATTCGTGATGACAAAGTTCATTTGCTGTCGATTAATGAGGCGCATCCACCACAATACATTGAGTTGTCGCAGGTTGAAATTATGCACTATGTCACTGCGATTGCCCCAAAGACCGCGTTTATTCGTGAGTAATATTAGAAAACTGCATGATTAGACTGGCTCGAATTGTTAGCGTATTGGGAAAAGCGGGCGAATAATTGACAGCATGGCTATTTGCAGCCAAACTAACTTCTTTTAAACTCAGCTAACTGGCAACACTATGACCCCAGCCTCCTTTCAGATTATTTATGATGGTTCGGCACTAGAGAATCATGAAATGGATGTGAATGACCTTGCCCCTGCATTATTGGCTATTGGTGGCTTAATGGAGGAAGTAGGTAATAGCCTGTATGGTGAAAAATTTAAAATATCTGTCAGCGTCAAAGGATCATTTAAAACAGGTTGTTTTGGTGTCGAGATGATTGCTCATGCCAATAGCCTTATCCTTGAAGCCATTGATATATTTAATAATGCCAACACCACGGCGGTATTAAGTGCAGCAGGTCTTATTGGTTTGGTTAAATCATCAGGCGGCACATTGATTGGGTTTTTACGTTGGGCAAAAGGACGCAAGGTAGCCAGCACAGAAGTTATTAGTGACGGCATAGTCAGAGTGTTCATTGACAGTGAACATTATGATATTGAGCAAACCGCTTTGGAAATGCTCAAAAATTACAAAATTCGTAAGGCATTTGACGCATTGATCAACGTTCCCTTAAGTAGGGATGGCATAGATTCATTTGCTGTTATTGACCCGCAACACCCACAACAGCCAATTTTGCATATTGAACGTGCAGAAGCGAATTACTTTGTCGCTCCTATGCCTGCTGATGAAGAAATTAACGACCAGACAACCATCGTTAGCCTGCAAATTATCAGTGCGGCATTCGCTGAGGGGCACAAGTGGAAGTTTTCCGATGGAACATCAACATTTTATGCGGAAATTTTAGATGAAGGCTTTATCCAGCGCGTACAAGCCAGTCAGGAAGTGTTCGCTAAAAATGACATCCTAAAAGTAAAACTGCATATTAGCCAATGGCTCACAGGACGCGGAATGCGCACCGATTACACCATAAAAGAAGTTATTGAGCATCGCTTAGCGCAACGACAAATTGATTTGTTTGTGCAATTACCACCAGAATAATTAAAAATTATTTCACCAACCTAACCAAACCAGCCTAACCGCTGGTTTTTTTGTGCCTGAAAATCTAGGTAGGTAACTTTTTGTGCCAAAAGGTAACTTTTAGTTCTTGACATTAAGTAACTAACAGTTCTATACTTTACCCGTGCTTGAGATTATTCAAATACGGCTCTTTAACATCGCTAAACAGATTCAAATACATTGCTTGTAATCCTTTGCGCCCAACTAAATGATTTAGTAGGTGTATCAATCCGAAGATGGATAGGCAACCGCATTACACACTGGTGTTTGTATCGTCACGGACGAATAGAAATTTAATCGCTACCCATTCTAGCGGGTGGGTAGTGAGATTAAGTTTTTAAAACATAGTCGATGCGCGATTATGCTTATATCTAGCCCACTGGCGACGGTGGGCATTTTTTACGCTAAACAGAATAACAAAAGACTTAACTTCCAAGATATTTGCTTGGTATCTATGTAATAAAAATTTCACAGGGGTCTCTAATCCTTGACTAATTTAGCCAAAAGCTAAGTTAGATGGGTCACGGTTGCAGGCTCAATAAACTATCAATCCATTCTAGGCCTGTCCCTGACATATTACGCGGCTTAATGATGGCAATCCCTAGAGACTTAAAAGGTGTAGGGAAAATTGATGGAGCAACCAAATCACAATTCAATCACATTATGAAGTATTAGGAGACATTATGTTTTTCAAAAATCTAAGCGTGTTCAGATTAACTGAGCAGTTTGATCGCACTGCCGATGAGCTGGCAGAAAAATTACAGGCATTCGCATTTAAGCCGTGCGGACCTCATGACGAAGTATCGGCGGGGTTTGTGCCTCCTGTTGGTAGTGAGTCACTGATTCACTCAGTAAGCGACTACATGATGGTTTGCCTTAAAAAGCAAACCAAAGTGTTGCCGTCATCAGCAGTGACGGAGGCCTTTAGTGAAAGATTAAAATCGCTTGAAGACGAACAAAAAAAGTTATCAGCAAAAGAGCGACGCGAGCTAAAGGATGAAGTTGTTTTTGAATTGCTCGCAAAGGCATTGACGACCTCAAAGCTTATTTATGCCTATATTGATGTAAATAGTGGTTTTATCGTCATTGACTCAGCATCCAGTGGCGTAACAGAGGACATACTTAGTATGTTACGCCGAAGCTTGGGGTCGCTGCCGTGTACAGCGTTAAATCCTGTTTTAAATCCGTCAGTGGTAATGACTGATTGGCTTAATGCAGGCACTTACCCTCAATTAGTTAATATTGATATGGATGCGGTTTTCAAGTCAGTAGACGACGAAGATAAAAGCGTTATTAGATGCAAGCATCAGGAGATGTTCTGCGATGAAATTATTGGCCATTTAACTGCGGGCAAAATGGTTGCAAGCATTGCACTTACTTACAACGACCGCATGAGTTTCATGCTGGATGATACGCTGACCATTAAAAAACTGAAGTTTCTTGATGCTGTTTACGATGACGTATCGGTTGACGACATTGAAACACCTGAACAACGCTTTGATGCCGATTTTGCAATTATGACGGGGGAATTAACGCCACTTATTAATGCAGTGATTAGCTGGTTTGGCGGCATCGTAGAATAGCCGCTAAATATACATGGTCGGCATATCCGACACAACACCACAACCGCTGATAGCAAGGCGGTTTTTTTATGTCTGGAGTTTTTTATGCTTGGAAAAATTCACGGCTTCAAATTTTCACAACGCCGCCGCCGAAACCATATTTTAACGTGGCTTTCAACACGGTCTTACCAATCAGATTTACACAGGGTGACTTATGAGTGACATAAAACTAGATGAACATGAGCAGTCTTTATGCAAAGACGATCCAATTGATAACCCGATTCCAGACTGTATTGTAATAGCAGCAATACTTATTCTTATCTCGGCTTTCATGTTTTTACCAATGGCAATATTCGGAGGTGAGTGATGTACCAAACCATAGCAGAGCGCAAAAAATTGGCCATGCACTTAGCTGGTCTGGACCATAAAAACAACCCAGTGAAACATTATAGTCCGCCATATATTGAACGGATTATTTTCGTGTCATTGATAGCTTTGATTATTGCGTCATGAAACCGATTGAGCGGCCCGACGGTGAGAGACAAAAGGCAACGGGCTTTGATATTGCCAAGTTCAAGGCAGCAATGGCGGATAAGGGCATTCCAGTAAAAGAAGATTATTTAAGCAATGGCAAGGCGTACCGACTTGGGGAAATTGACCATAAAAACGGCGTGCTTCCAAGGTATCAAGATAATGCAAGTTACATGGATGGCTGGAATAGCTACGAGCCGATAATTATCGCGCGAACCGTAGGCGGTAAAAAAAAGCAATACTCGCTCGCAGAAGTCACTTATCACCATAAATTACCAGAATGGTATTCAAGCATTTCGGATGCCCTTTATTACTCACGGGTAACTGAAAACACTTTGTTTATTGACAGGATAAATGAGCATCACATAAAGCTTGGTACATTTGAAGAAAAAATAGCGCGTGATTCCCTGATTAAGCCCGATGTTAAGCGACTTTATCAGTCAACGATAGACGGCGGTATATCAACATCAACAGACGGCGGCATTACTTGGCTTAACGGCGGGGTTATGAGTTCGTCGCTCATTCCCGTTATTGAGCGTCGAATCGAATACCTTGCTGGCACTTCATATAGACGATGGATAACAGTCGGGCATAAGGCTACCGAGGCTGAGCTTAAAAAAGGCTCATTAACAAAACTAAAGCCGCCACCACCCACAAAGCCCGCTGAGTTCAATGAGTTTGAGTGGTGGATTAGGCACATAAAAAGCAGCGAGCGAGCGGGAAACACGTTAGCACTATCAAAAAGAGTCGATGACTACCCTCAGGATGAGCAGGAATACCTGCTTAAAAAAAGCAGTTGCTTTAATGAGTGGGAGCTTGAACAGCTACACGCCAATAGAGAGCTTTATTATAGCGACTATGGCGAGGTTATTGGATGGCGATGCCCCTGCTATTACGCAAGGCTTTCAGCACACCAAAAAGCAGTTAAACAATACGAAAAGGCCCTTGAAAAGTGGGCAAAACTTTAAATTTAGGAGTTAGTTATGTCAGCAGTAATGAAACAACAACAGCAACAACAAGCAACCGCGCTTGCACCGTTAGAATCATTAAAGCGGTCCCTGTTCCCGCAAATTAAAGCTCTCGTCCCTGATGATGAGGCTATGGCAAAGTCACTATTTGCATCCGCTGTGCGCCTTGCCAGTGACCCAAAAATCATGGCGTGTACGCAAAACAGTATTATCAATTGCTTTACCCGCGCCATTGACCTTGATTTAAACCTAGACCCTGCCTATGGCGAGGTTTATTTCATCCCTTACAAAGACTGGCGTGACGGTAGCGTAACAGAGCTAACCGTACAGCTTGGTGCAAAAGGTCTGGCAGCTATGGCGCAAAGTCTTGGCGGCTGGCAAATACAGATTATTCCCGTGTTCAACTGTGACACTTACGAGGTTAAAAAAGTATTTAAAAATGGATGGATGGAAACGGAAACCACCCTTGAATTTAACGAAGCAGAGCGTGAGCTGCACATACATGACCAAGCATGGGTTCACTTGAACCTGCGGGCCATTGTCGCCACCGCACGGCGCAAAGAAAATGGTGAGTGGGTAACAATCAGTCTTGAGCCAGCGATTACACGGAATGAAATTGAACGTCGTCGCATGATGTCAAATAATCAAAAGTCATACCCAAAAATGGAAGCTGGTAAAAGGGCCAGACTAGAGAGCGGTCTGCCCATAGGCGTATGGCAAGATCATTATCTGGCGATGGCAGAAAAAACCGCATTAGCGGCAATGGCCAGAAAACTGCCGAAAAATAAAGGCACTGAAAAACTGTTGAATACGCTTAATAGCGATGCAATTGACTCTACATCAACCGTTATTGATGACAGGCAGGTTGCTTTGCCAGTCCCTGCGAATCAAGACAAACCCATCGAGCATCTTATTCCTGCTCCTGAACCTGCACCTGCACCTGATTCAGTACAAGATCACTCTTCACGCGACGAAATGGCCGATGATGCTGAATTTACCGATGTGCAGAACTTTGACAGCCCTGTCAATGTTGACATTGAAACGGGTGAGATACTTGCTCAGTCGGGCGGTGAAAAAACCGCCGATGATGTGGCCAATGAGGTTATAAGCAAGCCGCTAATCACATTTACCGAAGAAAAATACCTCAAAGGCGCGTTGGCTGCCTGCAAAAACAACAAGCAGTTGACAGAGCTTTGGGAAACGGTCCCCGCCGAACTGCAACAAAAGTACCAAGAGCAGTTTAACGAACGCCAGGACTTGATGCGCTAGTTAATTGACCTAATCAGCCCGCAGACGCGGGCGCAACCAAGGTAATGCAATGGGTAAAAAAATAATCATTCACTCATGTGAAAATCAAGCTGAAATGCTTGATATTGCCAAGAACTATATTGGTGATAATCCTGTCGTGCAGTGCAAAAGCAATGGGTATCATGGATTGGTAGCAATAATGCGTAATAACAAGTATGTGGGCAGTGTTCAGGAGTCCAGTGTATCAATTATTTTTAAAGGTATTGAAAATGGATAATAACAACCAAATTGCTGAATACAGCAAAACTGAAGCTGAATTGAGCGCGTTGCGAGAAGTTTGCGCGACAACGGTATTCGATGTCAAAACACCTTCTGGTATGAAGCAAGCTGTAAGTTTACGCGCTAAGGTGCGTGGACTAAGAACAAGTGTTGAAAAGTTACGCAAAGAAACTAAAGCTCCTGTTTTGGCTCTTGGAAAGCTTATTGATAGCGAAGCCAATAGAATAACTAACGCGCTTTTCGATTTAGAAAAGCCAATTGATGGTGCTATAAAAGCAGAGGAATCGCGCAAGGCGGAAGAAAAAAAGATTGAAGCTGAACGGGAGGCCAAGGTTCAAGAATGGTTTGATTCTATTAATCAGATACCAATTTGCTACATAGGCGTTTCATCACTGCTAATTAAAGAAAAAATTGAATGGCTTAGCGGCAATGACGACCTACATCCTGATTTGTTTAAATCTCGACTTAATGAGGCAAAAGCAGCAATACTATCAATCATCGAAAAGCTAACGGTTATGCTGCATTTTGCCGAGAAAGGCGAAAATGATAGAGCCGAACTTGCCGAAAAAACCAAACAGCTTGATGAGCTGAGTGTTAAGCCCGATCCAGTCCATGAATCAACGGTATCAGTTGATAGTGTTACCAAACCAGCGATTGTTAGCAATGACGATTATCAAGATACGATGTTCGGCCTGTCAAATAGCCAGCTAACGTTTATCAGTACCATTCAAAACTCCAGTGATGTTGCGGTTCGTAACATACGACGCATGGCAGGTGAATTACTTGCATTGCGAACTTCTTATGAGCATCTTTTATGGCTAACCACATCAAGGCCGATTGAGACAGCCCCAAGGCACGGTAAAAACATCCTGTTATCAAATGGCAGAATATGGAAACAGGGCTATCACCATGATAGCGACGGCTGGATAGGCGTTGATAAACCTACCCACTGGCAACCACTGCCAAACACACCAATGCCTCAGGCTGAGGAATCTAACTTAAAAATCGCGGATGACGCGCTAGGAATGTAAATGACTGTACACAGAGATATACCAGAAGTGATTGAAAGATGTAAAGAAAGCACATCGGTTTTGGCAATTTTCCAAGCACCAGAACCACATAAGTTTAATGTACTGTTTGCTGATACCGTGCAAACAACAAAAGACATTAAAGCTGGTCATGACGATAGAGGCAATAAGCTGATTTGTATCGTTAATGTGGGTGATGGCATGGCTGAGTTGGCCGAAAAATTGAAGGCAGAGATATGAGCAATGTCTTTAGTTTTACAGGCCGCGTAGGTCGTGACGCGGAGGTGAGGTATATCCCGTCAGGTGCGGCTGTTTTGAATGTGAACGTAGCACATGATGTTGGTTATGGCGATAGAGCGCAGACGATATGGGTAGAGTGCGCGGTATGGGGTAAGCGTGCCGAAGGGCAGCTTGTAACGTACCTTAAAAAAGGTCAGCAGGTTTTTGTCTCAGGGGAATTGTCACAAAGCACATACAAGGCCAATGATGGCACTGAAAAAACCAAGCTGGTTTTAAATGCCAATATCCTTGATCTGGTCGGCAGCAATGCGCCGCAATCACAAGCCGCGCCGCAATCACAGCACCATACTGATAGAACCCCATCGCCTAATGCACCACCAAGAGATAATTTTGATGAGCCATTTGATGGCGATATGCCATTTTAGGAGTCAGTTGTTAAGTAATCCTTAACAACTCAACAACCAAGCCCTGCTAGTCGGGGCTTTTTTATGTCAAACAAGAGGCAATTTATGGCTGAATCGCTAACAACAAAGCAAGCCGCCAAATTTTTGGGCTGTCACGAAGACACAGTTTATAAGCTGGTTCGTGAGGGTAAAATTAAGGCCTGCAATATCGGGCGTGGGTATCGTTTTTTAATAGATGACCTAAAAGCGCAATTTGATTATGCTATCAACGGCGATAACAGCAACGTGGTTGATTTTGGTAAACGCAAACTGGAGGATAAAAAATGCCAATCTATCAACGCGGGGAAACGTGGTGTCTCGACTATACCGACGCAAGCGGGAGGCGAGTACGCGAGTCTGCTGGGACTAAAATAAAAAAAGAAGCACAAGAGTTACTCAATAAAAAAGTAGCTCAGGTGTTTGAAGAAAAGCGGCTAGGCATAATAACCAAGCCGCGTTACACATGGCAAGAGGCGGTTGTTCGGTGGCTATCTGAACAATCGCACAAGAAAAGTATTCACGAAGATAAAAACCATTTGCGTTGGCTTCATCCACATTTGCATGATACCAAACTGGACGAAATCAATAAAACCATGATTGATAATATCAGGCTTGCCAAGCTGCAAACAGGCGTAGCGAATGCGACTGTTAATAGAATGCTGGCGGTTTTGAGGTCGATATTGAACAGGGCTAAGGATGACTGGGAGTGGTTAGATAACACGCCACGCATTAAGGCAATGCCGATTAAATCAGATCGGGTTCGGTGGCTAACTAGGGCGGAAGCTGAAAGGCTTATGAGTGAGTTGCCTCCACACCTTGAGGCAATGGCGCGGTTCACCCTTGAAACGGGGCTGCGTGAATCTAACGTGGTCAACTTGCAACGCTCACAGATTGACATGATTAGGCGGTGTGCGTGGATTCATGCTGAAAACTCAAAGAGTGGCAAGGCGATACCCGTCGCACTAAGTAAAGAAGCCTATCGCATAGTCAGTGAGCAATTGTCGGTAAATGAAACCTATGTGTTCACCTACGAAAATCACCCCGTTACCCGCGCCAATAATCACGCATGGCGTAAGGCACTAATCAGGGCGGGTATTAAAGATTTTCGCTGGCACGATTTAAGGCATACATGGGCTAGTTGGCACGTTCAGAATGGCACGCCGTTGAATGTGCTTAAAGAGTTAGGAGGGTGGTCTGATTTATCCATCGTCATGCGTTACGCGCATTTATCCAGTGAGCATTTATCGGGTTATGCGGACAATGCAGGTGGGCTATGTGTCACAAATCCGTCACAGTCTGCAAAAAAGGCGTAAATCGTTTTTGTAAGTGCATGATTTTTAAAGCCGATGGGCGGAATCGAACCGCCGACCCACACATTACGAATCTTATACTTATTAAATTAACATAACATAATCAATAACTTGCGGTTATCGCCATTCCTGCAAACCCGTCACAAGCCGACACAACACGATACGACCATAATGCAACCCTACGACACTGTGTCACAAATTTGTCACACCTAAGATTATTTAGTTTATGGCTCGCGTGAGTCATAAAGAAAATTATTTTAACCAACGAACCCGCTATATGCGGGTTTTTTATTGAGCATAGGAAAGAGAATGACATTTCAGGCAATTGTTAGAGAAAGAGAGGATGGCGATTTTGATGTTATTGCTGCAATACAAGTAAGTGGCTTGCAAGATGAGCTAAATTACATCCCTACCCAGTGGGCGAATGAGATTATCGAGTACATGAATAAATGCGCTCCAAATGAAACATTTTCCACGCTTGAACTTGAAAATGTGACGGATGTTATTGAGGGCGACTTAACGGGTATTAATGATGGTAAACGGTGATTTATTTGATGACACAGAACCAGTTAAACCATCGGCAAAGAAAGCAGGTTTTACGCATGACAGCGTTGATAATATTTCTGTTGAATGGTACACGCCTAAATGGATATTTGATGAACTAGGTGTTGTGTTTGATATTGACGTATGCGCTCCAGCGGTTGGTGTTTTTTCCAATGAAACACTTAGAAAGAATGGCGTAAACCCTGCCGAATACATTGGTGGCGTTCCTTGGATTCCAGCTAAAAAGCATTTCGATATTCACACGGACGGATTAATTAGTGATTGGCAGGGTAACGCATGGTGTAACCCACCATACGGTAAATTTACCCCAAAATGGTTAGAGAAAATGCACCGTCACCGCAACGGTATCGCGTTAGTGTTTGCGCGTACCGACTGTGCATGGTTTCACGATTATTGTGCTAAAGCGGATGCAATCCTGTTTATTCAGAAGCGGGTTAAGTTTGTGGACGGCTTAGGCGTTACATCTGGCAACGGTGCAGGTAGTGGCTCTATGTTGATCGCATGGGGAAAAGAAAATGTAGAGGCACTAGAGCGAATGCAAGACAAAGGCAAGCTCTGGATATTGTGATACTTATAACCGCTTCGGCGGTTTTTTATTGCCAAGAGGAAATCATGGGAACCATAGAGCTATTCAAAAAATTATTGACGTTAAAACCGCTATTTCACTTTGACATTGAAGTAGAGAAACGCGATGAAGAAGAACATGCGCATTTTTTTAAAGAATGTGAGCGCAGGGGGCTAATACCCAAGTGGCTTGACTGCGAAGTACCGACAATCCGCGTTACTAACTGTGCGGGGGCCACAAAAATACAAAAGGCTGTCGCTAGGCTTAATAGCAAAGACATGGCCCATATTAACGGCCTGCTGGTTGCCTCTGGCATTAGAGCCTTGAATAAATTTCGGTGTAAAGAGTTCTGCGCCTTATTTGAGCGGGAACGATACTGGGCAAAAAAGAACCGTGATGAAAAGTGGGAAAAAATTTACAGGGCTTTTTCAACGGCAAATGAAATGCAGGTTGAATCAATAATACAAAGCATTAGATAAGAAAAATAAGGGGCAGTCATGCAGGAAAAATTACCAAAGGGCGTGTACAAGGCTAGAAATTGCTATCAGGTGCGCTACAAAAATAAATACATTGGGACCTACCGCACGCTTGACGGGGCAATAACCGCTCGTGAAAAGGAGGAAAAAGACGATCCGATTGTTTACCCTGAAAAGATAGACCGCAGCAGTGAATATATCGAGTACGCGATCTCAAGGGTTTCCAGTAGCTATTATGTCAGGATTGTTAGCAACGGCGCGTCTACTCACATAGGGGCTTATAAAGACCTTAATGTAGCAAGAATTGCTCGTAATAATGCCCTTAGGTCAATGGGCATAAAGGTATCGCTATCAGCAAAAGGAATTGAGCTTATCCCCGATGATCTTAGAAGGCAGCCTTTAAGCAAAAAAAGTGCCTTTGATAAATTGAATGCCAAGGAAGTAAATGCCAAAAGAAAGCCTTTGCCGCATCAAAACATTGTTATCGGCAAACAGGCTTATGAGGTTAAGAAAAAACCGTCTTTTTTGCCCCCGACAATTGAATTTAAACCCGATCCAACGCTTCCAGACTTGACGGGCATAGAGCGCAAGGACGGGGTTTTTTTCCTAGAAGACAGATGGGTAGTATTCATTACAAAAAATGGCATTCAGCATTTATTTGTTGCCACCTCACCAGAAGACGGCAAGGGCATACAGAAGCGCGGCGGGCCGCTTAGATTAAGAGAGGGTAAGGCATGAGCAAGCCGTTGTTAATTATGGTCACGCACCCTAAATACTGGACACTATTACCTTGGATAGAGTCATGCCCATGTAAGCATAAATGCGGAGGATTGCGGTTTACATGGTTGTTTATTGTTGTTATTCGGGGGTTAGTTTGATGGCTCGCGCAGCATATAAAAAGTATGGAAACAAAAAAACAGCGGCATCAAATGGAGTTAAATGCGATAGCGGCAGGGAAGCTAGGAGATACTCTCAACTTATTTTGATGGAAAAGGCGGGGTTAATACAGAATCTTGAAAGGCAGGTGGTTTTCCAATTAATACCAAAACAGCCCCTATCAACTGGAAAGTGTGAGCGGTCGTGTAAGTACATCCTTGATTTCCGCTATACAAAAGATGGCGTAATTATTTATGAGGATAGCAAGGGTAGTCGTACCGCTGATTACATTATAAAAAGAAAATTAATGCTCTGGTTACTTGGCATTGAAATCTTAGAAACTTAGGCTGAAAACAAGGTTATTTATGAGTGAAAAATATTACTGTATAAACGAAGCGTGTAAAAACAGGCATGAATGCAAAAAAAGCATCAGTGTTGTCGGTGAGCGGCAAACGCCCGTTTTTTATTCGGCAAAAAGCCAATTTCATACTTGCAAGCAGTTTGAATGCTTAGATCATCATTTTGATTATGTGCATGGCGAAACAGCACAGCAGTGCAGGGAATGCGGAATGCTTGAAATTGATGCTATTGAATTTAGATTGCCATCGACAGTACAGCCTATTTCAGTAATTAAGACTAAGGTTTTATTTTAAAATTAATAACTTATAACTTGCTCACCTTATTTGTGAGGTGAGCAACAGCTACAGAGGGTTTATGAAAAAATTATTTAAACCGCTTGCCGATGTTAGTGACGATAGTGTCATCCATATCATTAACGATGAGCAAGACAGGTTGGAGGCTATTTCTGATTATGGGTATGACGATTTAGTGCCACTAACCGCCGCTGAGATAGTAGCATTTTTACCAGAAAGCGGATTAAAACTAGATGTTTTGTTGCGGTCTTATGACTTTACAATTGATGTTGATGGTCAAGTATGTGGATTAGTTGCTGGTGATATGGGCTACGAAGACACGGGTATTTTTATAGACGATAGCTGTAAAAACGCCATTAATAAAGAATATACCGCAGACGAATGGTGGGAGTTTGCGCCTTGGCAGGATATGAAAGACGCTCCGCGTGATGGTGTATTTATATTAGTAATTGATAGATTTGTTAATGCACCTATCTCAGTTAGATTTAAAGCAGATAAAGATGGGTTTTTTAATATTTATGGAAACCGTGTTTACTTTGAAAAATGGTTACCACTTCCGCAGGTTGCATTATGATCGACATACCTTTTGATTTAGAACGCGCTAAAGATGGTGATGAACACGGATTACAAGTTTTAATAGATGGGGTAAAAGTTGATTGCGAAATAATAGACTGGGATGGAGAAACTGTTTTTGTAATGGCTAATAGAAATGAATTTCCTACTCAATATGAAAATTTAAGCTACAAATTTCCTAAAAAGGATATAGAAAATGACTGAATATAAAGTAGTTGCATGGAATGGACAGGAGAGAATGTCTATATTTGTTAATATGGCTATAGAAGATGGATGGTCTTTATATGGTGGTATATCAATTGCAGTAGATGAAAGAAATAATTATCATTTTGCACAAGCATTGATAAGAGAAACATCAATCGATGAAAACAGGTGTAAAAATGACTGATTTTATGATGATATTTATTTTATATATTGCGCCGTTAATAATAGATATATTTGCTATTTTATATTTTGCTTACGATGCTAAACCATCAGAAAAAATAGGAATGACTTTTATTTCATTTTTTCCTCTTATAAATATTGTAATAGCAATTCTTTTAATTATGCTGTTTATTTCGATTAGAGTAAATAGTGTAATTAATTATCTCGACACTTATGGTGAATAAAATGACTAAACAAGAAATAATGAATTTAAGCGGTGATGATCTTGATCATGCTGTTGCTATTGCACAAGGATGGGGAAAAGGAAATCTAATATGGCTTAAAAATAGAATTTTTATCTGTACAATAAAATTATATCACCCATTAACAAATGGTACTCAGTGTATGGAAATAATGAAACGCGAGAGAATAGCAGTTGAGCCAGATTATGATAATAACAATAAATGGACTTCCGTAAAAGTATTAAAGACGTATCAAAATACTTGGGAAGAAGATGTAGTAAGGTCTTATGGCGAAACACCAAACGAAGCAATCCTTCGCTGTTTTTTATTGAGCAAGCAGGAGAGAAATGAAAATCTACCAAGCGGCGGCGCATAGCATTGCCGCCTAAATAATCCCATATCAAATGGTATCTAAGTACCTTTGTCTATTGCAAATATACCGCTGATTAAATGGCGGTATATTCGTCACTGTTTCAATTCCAACTACCTCAAATCCAAGCTCAATAAGCGGGGATTCCGATATTACATAGTAAAAAATATCATTCTTTTTTACTGTAAAACTCCAAGGCGCAGGTGCTAATAATTCTGGCTCGATGAGAAAAATAAAATTATCGTCTGTACCATTATTGGCATCTTGCTGATCCATCATCAACGACGCACCGAAAGCGTCACCTCTCAGAGCATAGGCATTGCCTAGCGGCTCAAAGCTATAATTTTCCTCATCCTCAGAAGACATTACCCCCATGCCGCCCAGTGTTGGCAATCCCATCACCTGACTGCCGCCAGTACGATTTACCACTTTGCGCAAAAACTTACAGTGTGCGCTATTTGGGTGATTCAAAACAACCAGCCTTGCCGCCCTGTTAATGCCTATGGGTACTACGTTCAACATGGTCTACCTGCCTTGTGATTGTCTTAAAATTGCCAGCATTGCCGCCTCTTGGTCGCTTGATAGACCAAGCCGCTTGATGTGATTTATTTCACGCTCAAATTGCTGAGCTGTCATTGGTTTTTTGGCTTTTTGTGGAGGTGGAATCTTGGCTTTTTCTGCTGCCAGTTTAGCGGCTTTATTGGCTTCCCTAACCCTATTCTTTTCAGCTAAAACTTTTAGCTTAGCCCGCTCTTTAGCCAATTCATGTTTATTGCGCTTGGCTTCCGCATTACTGACTTGAGTGTCTATTTTATCTGTTTTTCGCTTAGCCTGTTTTTCCAGCTCTTTTATGGCATCAACATGTTTAGCGCGTACCTGTGACTTATTAAATTCATGCGATTTTGCCTTAGACATCATGCTGGTAATGGTTGCCAGCACATAGCCACTATGCATTATTTCAGACATCACTCTGATAACGTGCTTACAGGCAACGCCGCGTAATTCAGGGTTTCTAATTTTTGGCAGCCCTGTTTCTTGTCTTCCACACCCATATTTACCAATGGTTGCCATATAGCGATACCAAAACGTGTGTCTTCCACAATCGCACTCAAATAAAACTCTGCTTTTGCGTAATCTTAACGCTGCTGCGTGTGCAGTCGTATTGCCGCCCGCCGCCAATGAATTATACAGCTCCTTATTAAATTCAACGCTCACAAAATGGCGTTTTTCAGGCGACTTACCGCTTGAATTGGTTATAAACCGCAGCTTTCCATTGAGTGCCTGTTGAACTACAGAATTTTTAATTTCAGCCTTAGCTCTTTTAATGTCGATAGCGCGAGAAAGGCTTATTACCTGTTCTGGTAATATACCGCCCTTATAGGCTTTCTGTAATGCGTCAACTTTCTGCTTGAATCTGGCTAGGTCAGCGGGAGTGATTTCGCGCTGTTCCCCCCATTCTGATCCACCTGCCGTAGTCTTTAATATCTTGGAAGCGTCCCATTGTCCAGTTTGCAGGTCATCGGTGTTCATGATGACGCTGTTTGTGGCTTTGGCGGCATTGGCCCTGCGTGCTTTATCGCTATCCGCCAATCGGTTCGCTTCGGCTATCTTACCGCTTAAGTCACCTAACCATTCTGTATCTATTGGATTTGCCATTTATCCTGCCCACGTTGGCTTTCCACTTTTCCTGTATTGCGGATCGCTTTCAAAGCCAGCTCTGCGCTTGAAATAATAAAGCTGTGACACCGTAGGCAATATGATTTGCTTTTGTATCAGCTCTTGGTCAACGGTGTCTAATCCAGCCGCCGCCATCACGCAAAGCGTTTCGTTTGGATTGCCATAAACACGGCGAGATACCAGTGTAATATCAAACGCCTCATCGGGTGTGACTTGATAAAACACAGCCGCGTCCCAAGGCTTCGCTCGCAGCGCAAAATCACGCACCAACCGATAAAAGTTTTTAGCTGCCGTCGAATTAATATCGCTCATATCGTCATAATCCCGCCAATCTCAAGCCTAGATAAATCGGCACTAAAGTCATCCATAAAGCTAAATACAGAATCAATGCTATCTGCACGGGTACAGCAATGCAGGGCCGTTGCCAGTGTAGCTATTTGCTGGCAGGTAACGGAATCACTAATGCGGTACTTGATTCCAGAATCATCAACGCCGTCTTTTTCTATGCTTGGAGCTGAGCCGATTGCTTTGTCACTGTAAACAAGCCTTGAGCTTTTCCCATCCGTAGCAACGCCGCCAGACATGGCAAAATAGGCATTAATGGCTTCTTTCAGGTCCGCATTAGTAAACAGGCTGTCGCGCTCTATCTGAGGATCGTTGGTAATAACCATACAGTCACCATTTCTTTCGCGCCTGTAAGGAGTTATTACACTGATAACCAGTATTTTACTTTCTTGGTCGTATGCACTGTAAGCGGTTACTGCTTGCCCGCCAAACCCAACGATAGTAGTTTGTATTTTAAGCATCAATTGCCTATCTGATTGCTGGTAATCTGTGTAATAACTGGATAACCATGTGGATCGTTAGGATTCCCGTTTGTGCCTTTGCCGTCGTTATGGTCGGTATCTTTTGGGTGGTCAAACAGTGGTACGGTAGTCTTTAAATTCAGTCGAATGGCGTTGATCTTGACGTTCTTAGACTCGCTATCAATAGCCGATGCGGGCGTTTCAGGTGATTCTATTTGAGTCGGCCACTGCAAATCAAATCCTGCGAACCTAAACGTGGACATAAACGTATGATTGCCCATTGTATCCAAAAACAAAATAAATTGTGATGACAGCGATTTAACCGTTGGTTCATCTGCTGCAAAAATAGCTACCTGTACCGACATATCGGCGGTAATGGTACGCATACCAAACAGCCGTTCTTTTGTGTCATTTGGCAGTGTTACCCTTATTGATTCGCCTAATTGCCGCCTATAATCCCTTCCAGTCGGCATGTGGTCATTGGCTACAGCAACGATGATAACAGGCAGCCGATATGCCTTAGTCGGCGCGGTATCGGTATCGTTGCGCTGCCACATGGCAAGTTGCTCTGTGACTGTATCAAACATGCGACTTGGACACCATACGACAGACTTATTAAATCCCCTGCCTACATATTCTTGCATTGACTGAGTAGTAGGAACAAGCTGGCCAAAAAACCTTTCCATGAGTCCACCAAAGCCAACCTTTACAGGTTCAAACATTTTTATCCCCTTTGGCTATGCAAAAAATCAAGTGCTTTTTTGATTTCAGACTTGCTGTCTTTTTTTTCTGAACTTGATGCCAGCTCAAGCGCGGAATCAAGAAAAAACTCAGTATCACGCCGCATTCTGTCAGCCTTGCCTTTTGCTACCCTAAGCGGTAAGGTAAAGCCTATGTCATCTAAAAACGGCTTGCCCGATGCCAGCATATCAACCATACGATCATTATCGGCTTGGCACGAATCAAGCGAAGCCTCAAGCATCCCAGCGTAACTTGTTTTTTGCGCTAGTGCCTGCTCTAAAAAATCGACCTGCTCTTTAAGGCTTAACGCCACCAAGTCATCAATAGTCACATCATCAATAGAGTCAAGAATGTACGGACGATTGGAGTTAAAATTTGGGTTGATAACGTAGTCGAAACCAGTCAGCTCATAAGAGCCTGCCTTGATTGCCGATGAAAACCCGCCCACTTTGCTTGAGTACATCTTTGCTACTTTTGCGCCGCTATCGGTGTCCAGTATTTCAGTTTGATGCTCAATATCGCCGTTTGGGTATGCCTTGACAAAAGTAGTTACAACGGCAGGGTCAAATTCAGTGTACTTGCCCTTTATCATGGCCGACTCAACGGCATCTAGGCCTGCTAAAACACGCGGGGCATGACCATAAAAACCGACCATGCCACGCCCATTTACCAGCTCCTGACACTTTCCGCCATTGATTGAGTCACACAGCTTTTTTATATCAAAATTGCGCTCTTGACCAAGGTATTGCCTGCCCCTGTCTTTTACGTTAAATCTGATAAGTGGTAATTTCGTACTCATAATTTGTTCCTTTGGCGAGTTGTCTACAAAAAAAGATTGTCAATGCCAGTGTCATCAAGGCCCATTTGCTCCTTGCAGAATTTAACCAGCGTCGGTTCAAGTCGGTGCAACGCCTCTGAGTAGTCCCACAAGATGCGAATATCGCTGTCGCGGGGCTGTGTGTCCATAAAATCCAGCACCAAGCCAAGCGCACCATGTCTTTTTAAGTTCTGCATTGCCTTTACTTTGGTAACGACCATTGCTGACCGCAAATCATCAATAGTTGGCGGAGCTGGAGGTGTCGGCGTAAATATACCCCACTTATAACCCATCCATACCGCTAGGCTATCCCCGCTAACTTTTGGCGGCTTAATGTCAGTAGAGTTAATTCGCATAATCGGATCTCCCGTGATTTGACAAATGTCTGAATCGCTCTCACCGATAAATACACCTGACGGGTCAAAATCATAAAGTCTCATAATCTTTCTCTAGTATTTTATGATATATGGCAATGCAATATTAGATGGCCTAACAACGCCAGAGGCTACGTTAACCCCCGCCGTCCCAGCGATTGCGCTAGTCGATGTGCTGGAAATCCAGTTGATACGCTCATTCGGGTAATCTGTCACTACATAAGCATCGCAGCCGTTACTTTTTTGAGCAGCAGAGAGTGATGTTGCGTTATTGGCAATTGCCCCGACACCCTCATAAGCCACACCTGAGCCGATTGTAGAGGTATCAAAAGCAACGATCGTGCCTTTTTGAGCTGTTCCAAGAGTCCGACTTGCGTCAACTCCTCGCCCACGATCAAGCCCGCGAACAAATAAGCCGCGAATGTCGG